CTTTATAATGTGGATGTCTGTAACTACCTGCTTTAGTTCGCTCGAAGTATGTAAATGTAGCATACTGACCGATGTAGTCGTGTATATTTTCTAGCATATTAGCTAAGTCTTTGTAATTGTATCCTTTACCTGGAGGACAACCGAACTTATTTCCGTCATCATCTTGCATAAAGAATTTACCTAGTGTACCTTCGCGCTTGCCTTTACCTTCTTCGTAACCTACGATATGAGCTTCTGCATCGTGAAAGTCTTTAAACTTCATAAGATCCCATGATCTTGTACCTTTGTATTTGCCTTCAAATGATCTGTATATACTGCCTTCATAACCTAGTTTAAGGTTTTTATTGTGCATTTTAAGAGCATCGTCAAAGTCTAATGCAACTTTAGTGTCAACTCTACGTAGTATATGATTCCATTGAAAGTTTGATATTGAATTTATATAATTTAATCTTGTAGTATAATTAGCTATTGACATACTAGCCACATCATAAATGTGATATTCTACTAGTTCAGCTGCTTCAAGCCTGTCATCATCTGTTGGTTTTTTCTTCTTTACAAGAGATATAATCTTTTCAAAGTCATCTTTTAGGCCGTGATTGTATAATTCGCCGTCAAGAATAGCTGTAGGATTCTTTGCAAAGAAAGGCTTTAAAGCTTGTTCTATATGCTGTACATTCATAAATTGATTGTTAGCACGAGAGACAGCGCCTTTTGCAGTAAATAAACAGCGTACGCCATCTAGTTTTGGTTGTATAAACGCAGGATAATCTGCTTTATCTTCATTGTACTTATGCGCTAGCATTGCTTTAATATCTTCCTGATCCATTATTTAATTTCTTGTTTATATTTTTAATTTTCTTTTGTATTACTGCAGCTTTTTCATATTCTTCTCTGTCTTCGAGAATCATCATAATTGTCTGCATTTTAGCTAATTCACCTACTAGTTTTTCTTCTTCATTGAGTTCTAGTTTGTCAGTTATGTCATTTACTACATAACCATCTTTAGCTAATTTAACTATTTGTTCAGCATACTCTCTGTCTGCTTCTTCTTGCTTTTCCATTATTCTATCGAACAACAAGTCAGCTAGTCTTTCTATTTCGTCTTCGTTCATCATAATAATATTATCTGTTAGTTATCGTATTTAGTTTGTAATTATACTGATTGTAGTTTATCAAGTCTTTTTAGTTTTTCTTTATTAGTTAAACTATTCCAGTTACTTGGCGGTTGCCAACCAGGTATACTAGCTCTCATTGTAGAGAAAACTATTCTTTCTTTATAAGCTATAGCTTTATTGCTTAGCTTGTCCTCTTGTTTAGTGTCTAAGTCACCTAGTAACATAAACGCTTGCATTATTCCTATATTATTCATACCACGAAAAGCCCGTACCGTCACCTGTGGGCTTACGCCGAAGGGAAAGTACGAGCTAACGTGGAAACTAAACTACTATTAACTAACTAACAGTTTCTTCAATTTCTTCGGCTTCTAAGCCATGTTCATCTTTTAATTCTTGTATTTCAGCTTTAGTTAAACCATAGCCTTCTTCATCATTGTTTTCAATAATATCATCGATAGTTTCACCGAAATATTCAAGCATTTGATCGTCCATATATAAGTCGTCCCACAAGTAGCTATCCATATGTAATAGAGTTTCGCTACCGCCGTTGTATTGAATTTCTTCCATAACAGCAGATGCTAAGTCACCTTCATAGTAATATACGTTTTCACATACATTTATATCATTCAAGCTATGAGTTAATACCCATACGTCATAGCCATCTACAGTAGATTCATTGTAGCAGTATAAGTCACAGCTTGTATCAAAGCTATCAGTTATTTCTAAACCAAGTGCTTGCTTAGCTATTTTTATCATTTTTTCTTCAGTTATTGTCATATTATTTAGTTTCGTTTATTTTTTTTATTGTGTAAAGAACTAATCTTTTTAGTCTTTCAGCTCTGTTCCATATCAACATTCTGTTGTTTCTATCAAAAGTACGCTCTTCACCGTTCCAGTTTATAGACTTTTCAATTGTCTTGTATTGTGGATTTAGTTGATAACAAGTATATATTCCACCGTTTTTATTTAGTAGATTTTTTCTAATATAACCTGTTTTGTGCTCAGACACACAATCACCTGTCGGTAAAGTAAAACAAGTTGTACCTCTTTTTGTTTGAGATGGACTTGATGTATCTTTAACACCTAGTGCTTTTAATGTTTCTAAAGCTAGTTTTTCTTCTGTCATTTTATTAGTTTTAATTGTTGTTTTAGCTTGTCTATTTTATAGACTATTTCTGTTAGCTCATCATTGCTAACACCCCACACAGACTTAGTTAGAGAGTCTATCTTTTCTGTAAGAGTTTGTTTTATTATATCATTCATATATGTATTATCTTTAAGTGTTCGTATTTAGTTTGTAAGAGTTTTCATTATTTTACCTAGAATTTCACCGTGATGCTCATGATAAAACTCGAACCATTGCTCTTCAAACATATCCATACCTTCATCAGTTAGATAAGTTTGTTCTTGAAACACAGTATACTTATGCATTTCATCATTTACTGCTTGAAATATTATATCAAACATGTGAGTATTAAGATTATCTACTATTTCATCTATAGCTACATCAACATTTAAATCTAGATTATTTCCTGATTTAACGGCTTGTTGATACTCTTTTGATTGTCTAATTTCGTTTAGTGTTCTATTTTTCATAATAATTCAAGTTTTTTGATTAATTCTCGTGATTTTATACTCAACATAGATTCTATGTGACCTTCTATTAACATATTGTTTAATACAGTTTTAAGTTGTTCCATACCCATTACAGTGAATTTAACTTTTGAATTAGGAGCATTTAAATAGTAAAAACTAGAGTTATTATATTCACCTCTTAATTTAGTTTCTATTTCATTTAAGAAACTATCAACTATAAACCATATTTCTTTTTCACATTTTTGTCTAATAGCTTTATCTATTGCATTAGTATCTTTCATTTTTTAGATTTCAATTGATTAAACGCTTGTTTCAACTGCGCGATTTCAGTTTGACATTTTCTAATTGCTTCTTTATCTGCTCGATCTTGATAGAATTTTGTCCAAGAGTACAAGTTTTCGAGCTGTTTTGTTATTTTATTCATATATTTGTTTAATATATTATCAAATAGTGATCGTATTTAGTCTGTTACAAAGCATTTTTATCTTATTATATTGGTTTTCAGATATATCTGCATTGTTTAGCGCTCGATCGAGATAGCGCTGGGCAATTTCTTCATCAACTTCTAAATAATCCATGTAAGTTTTACCTATTTGCTCGAACATAACGTCGTTACCTACATAAGTAGTTGAGCATCCAGTGATCATATTAGCTTTACGTTGACTTGAACCATTAGCCATAGATCTTAGTATACCAAAACCTGCTCGTTTTGTTAACTTATTGGCTTTTTCTGCATCTTCATGTGACATTACTTGAATAGTATTGCCAGTTTTATGATTTATAGTGTCGATACAGCCGAGTTTTTCTACTGTACTACAATCGATACATACTTTATAGCCAAGATCTAATCTTGCTTGTGGAATATTGTGGTTACATTTCATACCACGAAAAGCCCATACTGGTTAAGTATGAGCTATCGCGAGTTAACGCTCGTATGTTTTTGGATCGAGTTACAACATCACACTCATGTCCGTTAACTTGTTACAAATGTTAGACCTTTATAGTTAAACCATGAGTTTATATTGTCTGGTATACTATCTATAGTGTAACCTTTTAGTAATTTGCCATCTAATCTCATTAGAGACCTGTCGCTTGGGTAAAATTTAATTGTTTTCATATTGTTATTATCTTTAGCTATTCGTATTTAGTTTGTAATCTTGTATTAATTCTCTTACTTCTGCACCTAATTCTTGGTTATTAGGATACTTAATAGCTAGTTCTCTAACTACTATTCCAAAAGTTGCTAGTAAAGATCTTTCATCTTCTGTTTTCATTAGCTCTCTATGTTCTTCCATAAAATCCCATTCTCTATCTCTATTCATTTTCTATACTTAAACTTATTATTAAATCACCTTCATATATTTTTTTAGCTTGCATTAATGAGTATGTCCACTTCTGCCACTCTGTTCCACATTTCTGTGTCCAACCGTAGATACCATCTTGTATATCTTGAGCGATTGCTTCTATTTTTTGCTGTTCAGTCATAATTATATTTTATTGGTAAGCTGGACAAGCATTGTAGTGATGAGCACGAGCAGTAATCTTACCGTTAAACTTCTTTTTAGCGTATGTTTTATTAGCATATTGTGTAGTTGAGCATGATGTTGCCATTGCTAGAACTACTATCATTAGTAATCCTGTGATTGATGTTATTGTTTTTTTATTCATATTTATTTATTTATTATATTATTATTATCTATTAGTGTTCGTATTTAGTTTGTTATTTGCATTCGTGCTCGAAAAAGTCATTAATAAAACCGTGAGTTTCATCTAGTGTTTCAAAGTAAAACTCTGCATATACACTATCAATTTTATTGTTTTCAACATCTTGTATAATCCACTCTTTCATATCTTCTATGTTATTCATAGCATAGACTAGTTGAGTTGAGTAATATAATTGATTACTTGTGAATGACATTGCGCCGAGTGCAGCAATACTTATTATTATTTTTTTCATATTTAGTTAGTTATTATTGTTTAAGACTACTTACGTAGTTTCGAGTATTAAACTCTCATCAGTTAAACTTATTCATCACATTGTAGTTTCATAGTATTTAGTATAATACCTGCGTAACAATCTTGATCGTCAAACATTTCATTATTAGTTTCAGAGTAAGGACCTTCACTGATCATTACATTATCTAGTTCGTTACCGAGCTTTGACCACATTGAGTTTAGTACTTTATCGACAATCGCTTGATTGTATTCTTTGTTAAGCTTTTGCTTATGTTGTTTTATATTCATATTATTATTATCTATTATTTGTCGTATTTAGTTTGTAACGACATCTGTTATTATTATTAGTATTGAGCAAATTAATATTGCTATAAATAGTTTCTGTTCTTTATTCATAGTATTTGATTTAGTATATCGTAAACATCATCTTGTTGTGATTTATCTAGTGACATAAAGACACCATTAGCTTCACCGGGATAACCGATTACGTGATTTATAGATTGTTGAGTCATTTCTGTTTGATGAACATATTTGTCCATTTCGTCAAATGCTTTTGACCATGACCAGTTTGAAGGTGAGTTTATATTATAAGACATATTATTTATTTTTATAGTTATTAAATTCTTTTTTTATCATCAATAATTGATTGATGGTTATTGGAGTCATATCAAAGACTTTCTTTGAAAACTCTTGTAGTATTTTTATTTCATTATACATAGTTATTATTATTATCTTACGATTGTCGTAATTAGTTTGTAACTGAGTGAGAAATCGAATCTCACTTACAACCATTTCAGTTATGTGTCGAGTAATATGTTCGTGTTATTTATAGTCGTTAAAGTATTACTATCAACTTCGACTTTTAGTTTTAAGACTGAGTACTTAATTCTCTACAGAATTTTGGAACAGTATTACTATTTGTATAAGATTTGTACTGTTGAAAACATTGCATTTCTTCAAACTTTTGTTGAAATGTTGAGTAAATCTCATCATGATCATAAGTAAAAGTTATATCTTTTTTGTTAGTAAATGTTATTACTGTATTTGTACCGAGTAAAGATTTTCTTATTACAAATCTTTTTGTTGTTAAGTTATTAGTTTTCATATTGTTATTATTTATTTAGTTTAGTTATTATTATTATCTTGTTAGTGTCGTATTTAGTTTGTATAAGTGTATATTTATTTAATTATTATTATTAGTTGTTAAGTGTATCACATTATCTCTAATGATCTTACATTATATATATTAAGAACATTAATTCATAAGTGATAAAGATTATTGGTAATACTATTTCGAGTGATGTAAGTTTATTTATTATATTAGTCATATGTTATTTATTTATTAGTTTAGTTTGTATCTTTCGTAGTTACATTATTATTATCCACATGTCGTCGTATATAGTATGTACTAGTTAGTATATATAACAATGTGAAACGCTGAAGCCTAAAACTCTGCCGCAATATCGTATCGATTATTCGCATATATACAAAACATAATCGTGAAAACGATGGGAACCCCGAAATATAAAACTGACTTTGCTAAAAAATACAAAATAAAAATTTGATATTGCAGTACTTTACTTATATATATCTAAATAGGGTGACATTTACCCCTTAGAGCTATAGAATAAGGGGCATTTGTCACCTTTTTATTAATCACTATATATGTAAATATTAAGTTTACTGTGTAATCTCTTATATTAAGGTAATTACTTAAAAATATTAAAAAAAATAAAATCATGATGAAAAATAAAGAAGACGGAGCTTCAGGAAAGTTTAAAGATTCACTAAAAAAACTTGGATCTAAAATTAAATTAAAAAAACGTAAGAAAAAAGGAGAAAAAGCTGGAGGAGAGATGGGTAAAAAAGGCGCAGGTAAAGCTGCACAAGCCGCTGCAGAAGCTGGAAAAGCTGCTAAATCAGCAACACCAGCAGAAACTAAAGCTACATCCGATGGAATGTCAATGCATGGAGCATCTGCAACTAAGGGTCAAGAAAGAAGAAGAGCTAAAAGAGCTAAAAAAAGAAAGTACGGAAAAGGACAATCTGGTAAAAACAAAGAAGCTGCTATAATAGGTAGAGAATTTGCTGCAGGCCAAATGGATATGATGGCTGATATAGCTGGACCTTCTATGTATGGCAAAAAGCACGGGTCTTCTATGAACGCATACCAAGATAAAGAAGCATCGATGGATGATTACTCTCACGAGAAGAAATTAAAGTTTGATGGAAGATATGAAGCTGCACATGGAAAGATGGCTAATGCTAAGAATGACTTTGATCATGCACATGCTTTAAAGAAAGATGCTAAGCACGATGCTAGAGGTAGACATTCTATTATGAAGCACATGAAAGGCTTTAAATAATGAGCTTAAAGACTAACAGATACGGAGCTAGCCAAAGAAATGGTTTTACTCCTGGTGGAAAGACAAATAGATCAATGACTAATTTAGGCACTAAGACTATTAACGCCGCTGCTAATTCAAATCAAAATCCACAATATACTGGTTCAGGACAAAATTATAGAGATGCAAACAATAGTAAGGTTTCAGGACTTCAAGTTGATGAAGGTAGAATATCTCCTGTTGTTAGAAAATCTCCTTTAAGACCTCACGTTGTAGCTAGCCCTGGTGCTCTTAAAAATCAAGGCGGTATAACTGAAAATCTTTATTTAGATGGTAAGCCTGAAATGAAAGCAATGAGAAGAGGTGAAAAGCTTATTCCTGCTAAAAAAGCAATGAAAAGAGGCGAAAAACTTATTCCTACCAAGAAAGCAATGAAAACCGCTGGTAAACTAGTTCCTGCTAAAAAAGGTAAACCAACTGCAAAGGCTATTGTTATTGATATGAGTAAGAAAAAATCTAAAACTTAATAAATAAATTATGGCAATAATCTACAGTTATCCATTTAAAGCCGCGGCACTGGCAGATACAGTTGTAATAACAGATAGTGAAACTGTAGACCCAAAAAAGAAAACAAAGAAAACTAGTGTAAGTTCTATTAGAGATGCTATATTACCCGTAGATAATGTCACGGGTACTGGCACAGCTGGCACAATACCTAAGTGGTCAAGTGACGGTTCTACTTTAACTGATTCTATAATAAAAGATCAAGGAGGCTTAGACGTATTAATACCTAGGTTTATAAAGCATGATGGAGACAATAATAATTTTTTTGGATTTAATGATACCTCATCATTTCTAGTGTATACTGAAAGCGATGATCAAGAGTCTTTTAGAATAACACCTTATAATACAACTATAAAAACCGATGGAACTATAAGGCTTAAAACATCTTCCGGTGGGACTACGGCTGGTAGTATATCTTTATATTACAATGGAGGTCCAGGTGCTAATGATAATGAAAAACTTAGAACTGATCCAGATGGAATTTTAGTTAAAGCATGGACGGCTGCTACCCCAGCTGCAGGAAGAATAAGATTTGGAAATGACTCTAATGACGGTTATATTGGAATATCTGGACCTTTGAGTCAAGGATCAACTAATGATTATACAATAGTATTACCAGCAGTAATTGGTCAAGTTGGTCAAGTTCTAGCTATAGCTTCTATTAACGGGAGTAATGCAATTATGGAATGGGCGGATAACTCAGGTGGCGGTGGAGGAAGTTTTGCTGGTAATGCAGCTTCAGGCTTACCACTAGCATCAGCAGGTAGTCCTCTAGCGTCAGGTGCAACTGTATAAAAAAAATTTAAAAAAAATATAAATAAATAAAAATGGCACAAAAAACTATAATTTCAACACCAAAAAATAATCCTAGCGGAACACCTTTAGACGAGGCATTCACAATGTGTAATGATAATTTTACAGAATTGTATGGCAGTCAAGGAAGTCCAAAATTTACTGAAAACACAGTATTAATTGGCCAAGGCACTGATAATGACGCTGTGGATTCTAGTAAAACAACAACTAACTTTATGCAAATACCTTATTCAGACGGTAGGCCAACAGCAAATGGTGGCGCTCGTACTGGAGGAGCTATGTATTGGGAGTTAGGTTTAAATAGTGGTATAGAAAAAGGTCTATGGGTTTCAAGCGGTACAGGAACAGATTTTGCATGGGGAAAAGTAACTATAGTTTCTGGTCCTAGAGGCACAGATGGGGCAGTAGTTGCAGAACCTGAGGAACTAAAATAAAATTACATATGGCTATAATATATACTTATCCAGTAAAAACCAACCCAACTGCCAATGATTTATTATTAATATCTGACAAAGAAGATAGTAATAAAACAAAAACAGTTAAAATATCTAATATACAGAGTTTAACATCTGGTGTGTTTGGTGGTGGTGCGATAGGTAGAATACCATTATGGATGTCAGCCAATACACTTGGCAACTCTTCTTTTTTACAAACATCTAGCGGTGGCGGAGTTTCTCAAATTGGAACCAGAGGATCTGTTTTAATAGGTACTAATTCTGGGGCATTAGTAAATGCTACTATAAATCAAAACAATGTAGCTATAGGTGATGAGTCTTTAAAAAGTTTTATAAAGGGCTTAACTGGATCAGGTGCTGAAACATCTGGTGAAAACGTAGCAATAGGTTATCAGTCATTAACTATAGCAACTGGAGGTACTAATAATGTAGGTATTGGAGTAGATACGTTAGGATCATTAACTCTAGGTGGTAATAATATAGCTCTTGGCAAGAAAGCTTTATTTTCTTTAACTGGAGTTAGAGGAGATACTGTTTCTAATATAGCAATGGGGTTTGATTGTTTAGGTGATTTAGTTACTGGTAAGAACAATGTTGCTATAGGGCAATCAATATATGATTTAAAAACAACTTTATTAAATGCTGTAGCTATAGGTAGATGGGCTGGTAAAGCTTTTACAGGCGATGCTGATGAGTCTGTAGTAATAGGAGCAAGTTCTTTAATATCTTCAACAGCTACTTCTGCTAAAAACTCAGTTGTAATAGGAGAAAGCGCAGGCCAAGCTACTAGTGGTACATTGGCTGATGATATATTAATAGGCACATCTGTTTTTAATTCAACAGTTAGTGCTGGAAGTAATATAGCAATAGGTAGAGTTGCAAATCAAAACTCTGGATCATCAACTGCTTTAACAGGATCTATTGCAATTGGAACAACCGGAGGAACAGCAGTAGGAAGTGGTGGAACTGCAAACTCATATTCAACTATTATAGGATCTTATGATACTGCAGATTCAAGTGTTGGTGCAAGAAATTCTACTGAAGGTAAATACAGTGCTATATTAGGTGGAATAGGAAATACTAATGGTGCTAACTATGGTATGATAATTGGTGGTAGAAATAACACTATAACAACAGGAGCTTTTAATGCTGCTATTTTAGGAGGTTTTAATAATTCAATATCAGGTACTGGTTCTGCCGGAATGGCCTTTGGTTCTAATCTAATTGTAGCTGGTAACAATCAAGTGGCAGTAGGTAGATGGAATGAGTCTAAGGATAATGCTAAGTTTGTTGTTGGAGCAGGTACTGCTGATAATGCTAGAAAAAACATTTTTGAAGCATTAAACACAGGTCAACTAAAGGCTGGTGAATATGGTTCAATTAACTTTGCACAAACATTAACAGATACATTCAATCTTTTAACAACTAGTGCTATAGGTAATTTTAATCAAATAACACCAGCTCAAATAAGTGCTTTACCAAGCTTTATGACTCCTAACACTAGAGGATTAGTAGATGGCCAAGCTGTAAATCTTCCTTCAACCATAGGTAGTTTAGAAATATTAACATGGAGTGGAGCTACTGGGGATGCAGAGTTAAGACTACCAGGGGGCTTAACAGCAAACAGGCTTATTACTTTTGTGGTTGACCCTAGCTTTGTAACCAGTTTTGTTAGGATAAAATTTTCAGGAGCTGTTATAGCAACTTTACAGTATTCAGATGCTGCAGTAGCAGTTTATAGAGCTGCAACTGTATTTTGGAACGGAACTAGTTACTATGTAATAAGTAATACTTTAATAAATCCATAAAAAAATTAAATAACCGAATTATCAAGTGATAATATAAATAACCAACGTTTAACTTAAAACCAAATACAATGACGTTTTTATATACCCGCACTAATACGTGGTCTAGTGCACCACAACCAACAGAAGAAACCATTAAATACTGGAAACATATTTCACAGAAGAAAAACTGGAGAATAGTTCAATTACCTAATGGATTTTTACAAACCGAATATAACAGTATGGAAGACTCGGAATTATGGGTTGACGTAACCAGAAGAGAAACAATAGCTGGAGCAGAGCAAGCAATAGATGCTTCTATTGAACATTATGCTAGAAAACTAGAGTTTACCAAAGGACCGAAAGTAATTAAAACCTTCGAGTAATATTCAAAATCAATTATATCAAATTAAATTAAATGCAAGAATTAAAGTTAGTTAAAAATCTGGCTTTTGGTGATGGTGCCAGAAGTCAGATATTAACTGGAGTTGAAAAACTTACTAATGCAGTAGGTTCAACTCTAGGAGCAAGTGGTAAATGTGTTATATTAGAAGATGCTAATGGTATGCCACAAATAACAAAAGATGGAGTAACAGTAGCTAATGCAGTTACATTACAAGATTCTTTAGAAAATATTGGAGCTACGTTAATAAAACAAGCAGCACAAAGAACAGTATCAGACGCAGGTGACGGTACTACAACTGCTACAGTATTAGCAAAAGCTATTTTAGATGAAGCTTACAAACATAGCGAGCTAGATACCTCAAGAGAATTAAAAGAAGGTATTGACTCAGGTGTTAAAAAAGTTATAGCTTATTTAAATAAAAAATCAAATAAAGTAAAAGGTAAAAAGATTGATCAAGTGGCTACAATATCAGCCAACAATGACAAAGAGCTTGGGAAGATCATAGGAGAAGCGTTTAGATTAGTAGACGAAACAGGTGTTGTTATGATGGAAACAAACGAACAGCCAGAGACTATAGTTGAGCTAGTAGAAGGCGTGCAATATGATCAGCCCTTGAAAAATAACCATTTTATTACCAACAAGGAAAAGGGCACGGCTGAACTTGAAAATCCGTTGGTTCTCATAGTAGAATCAGTAATACCCAACGTGCGGAAGATTCAGTCAGTTCTTGAATATGTGATAAAGAAAGGTAAAAGTTTGCTCATAATAGCAGATGTTGACCCGCAAGTAGTTTCAGCACTTTCAATGAATAAAGTAAAAGGAAACATAAAGGTTAACATTATAGATGCGCCGGTTTATGGTATTAGTAAGAAGGATACTCTAAATGATTTATGCGCAGTTACTGGTGCTACACTTATTAACGAAGACTTAGGTGATGATATGGATATTATAGAACCAGAACATCTAGGAACTTGCTTAAAATCTGTTTCAGATAATGAAGAAACTATTTTAAAAGTTGATTTATCTGATAATAGCGAAGTTAAAGAAGTTATTACTTTATTAGAGAAACAGGTTAAAGAAACTAAAAACCCTAATGTAGTTATTAGATTAGAAAGACGTTTAGCTAAATTAAAAGCTAAAGTTGCTACAGTTAAAGTTGGGGCTAATTCTGAAATAGAGTTAAAAGAAAAAAGAGATAGAGTAGAAGATGCTATTTGTGCTACAAAAGCTGCGATAAAAGAAGGTATAGTGCCAGGAGGCGGTATAGCTTTATTAAACGCTGCACAGCAATTAAAACCAATGTCAATAGGCGAAGAAGTACTTTACTGTGCTATTAAAGAGCCTTATAAATTGATACTTAAAAATGCTGGTATAGACAGTGATAATGTTTCTGTTAGAGAAGAAGGTATAGGATTAGATGTGGTTACAGGAAAAACGGTTAATATGGTAAAAGCCGGAATTATTGATCCTTTGCTAGTAACTAAAAGTGCATTACTTAACGCGGCTTCAGTAGCTACTACTATATTATCCACTGATTGTGTAATAAATAATGTACGAGCATGAAAGCAATAGGTAAGTATGTAGTTGTTAATCCAATTAAAGAAACTGATGTAACCACTAAGGGTGGTTTAATCTTAGCTGAAAAGCAAAGAGAAGATATAAGGTACCGAAAGGCTACGGTTGTAGCAGTCGGTACCCTTGTTGAAGGTATAGTACCAGGCGACGAAGTTTACTATGATAAGTCGTCTGGCTTCAACATCGAAATAGAAAAAGAACAATATAAGGTCATTAAAGAATTTGATATAGTTATTGTGTTATGAGAAAGTTAACATCTAGCGATATAAAAGAGCTAGGTTTACTTAAACATTATAGAATAATTAGAAAATGGGCTTGTAAAACTAATGAATTAAACGATGCGGACTTAGAGCTACTAATTTACTTAGATGCTGTAGGTATGTTTAATAAAAATGATTTTATAAAAGGTACGTACTCATTCAGCTGGGATAACAGGCGCTGGAACAGATTATTGAAACAAGGGTGGATTACAGTGTGGCGGAAAAGAAACCACACCACTCAAAAATATCATATATATAAAGTTTCGTATAAGTGCAAACAGCTGATAAGTCGCATGTACCGTATTATGCTAGGTGAAGAAGATATGCCTACAACTAAATTAGAAAAAAGTAATAGATATAGTTATAAAGTAATTACTAAATCAATAGATTACGTTAACAAAGACAAAACAAGATAATATGGCTTATAAACAACCTAAAAATACTCCTATACATAATGATGGCGCTTCAGAACCTATATCAGCTATAATAGGTGCTGCTAAGCTTATAAAAATGGGAGTAGTAGCTGCAAAAGCAGCTAAAGCAGCTAAAGCAGTAAAAATAGCAGCAACTGCCGCTAAAGCAGCAAAAGCAGCTAAAGCAACCAAAGTAGCTATGACAGCGGCTAAAGCAGCAAAAGCAGCTAAAGCAACTAAAGCAGTAAGTACTACAGCAAAAGCAACTAAAGCAGTAAGTACTACAGCAAAAGCTACCAAAACAGCTGCAACAACAACTAAGGCCACTACAAAAGGTGCTGTTAAGCTAACTCAAAATACAATGCCTCAGATTCAGAAACTTGGTCAAGCTGGTCAAAAAAGTGTTGCTAAAGCTCAAAAATTAGCAAAATTCTCTTCTAAACACCAGAAGCTAGGTAAAGCTATAGAAAAAACTAAATCATTTGCTGAAAAAGCACAAGGAAAAATAGATAAAGGCTTTGACAAAGCTGCTGATATAACAGGTAAAGACGCAGGTGATTTAAAAGCTAAAGCTGGTGAAATGGCTATTAATCAAACTTCTAATTTAATTCAAAAACAACAAGCTAAAAACGAAAGCTCAGGAGTAGAACAAGAAATTAATCCTCAACTAGGTGTTACAGATTCGACTCCAGAAGAAGAGCAACCTCAATCTTTTCCTGCTCAAGATAGACAAAGTTCTTATAGTAATCCTTCAGGAGCTAGTTATGCGTCTGAAGACAAAAGTAATAAAGGATTCTCGTCTGAGGCTACTAGTAACAAAAGAGCTCCAAAAACAAATTTTGTAAAAATGATGCATAATTTGCAAAACAATCAAGGGTCTAATCTAAATATAGGAGGAGTAAGTGTTAATCCAGGTAGTGTAGGTTTAATAGGTAAGTTTTTATTAGATTCAGGAATTGACGCTGTTAAAAGAAGAAAAGCTGTAAACGCAGTTAAAAAAGAAAGAAAATCATTAAGTCAAATAAATACTAACAAACCTATATCAGGTAGCAAATTATCTGCTCAAGTAAAAGCTAATACAGATAAAATGAGTGCAATTGCTCAAAACATAAAAATAGATCCTACACAAAAAAGCCCAACAACATCTGGCTCTTTAAATTTAGGTAAACAAGTAAAATTAAAAAAATAAAAATTATGCCAAGTTACGGAGAAAAACAACCACCAGCGGGAAAAGTATTAAACACTGCTAAGCCTATAGTAGGTACTAGAGTTATGAAAAGTAATAACTCAACTATATCACCTATGATAGGAACTATAGACAATATTCCTTATAAAGGAAACGCAGTGTTAAACGCAAATAGATAATGGATATGGAAGATATGAAGCTGTATTTACTAAATGCATCTTCATTTGCTTTAGCCGCATTAAACTGGGTAGAGCCGATGTTAGAAATATTATTATTAACTTTAACTATAGGGTACACCGTACATAAATGGTTATTATTGCATAAAAAGAAGATAAAATGATCAATAATCTAGACAAAAAGGTTGAACAAGCTGCTGAAACAGCTGAACAAGTTCAAAATGCTCAAATACAAAATCAAGTTCCAGGTATGTTGCCTACTCAACCAATGCCGGGTCAGGTGAACCAAAATCCTTATTCTAATGGAACTGGATCAGCTAGGCCAACTTTTGAAGAAACTAAAGTAAATGGAATAAACCAAGTAAATCAAGGTAATCCTATGAGTACTGTATTATTTCCACAAGCAAATACTCAACCAATACCAATGGGAGCTTCACTAAGCGAAAAAAGAGCACAAAAAAAAATAGACAGAGGGCAAACTCACAAGAAAATGAGTCCTGAGCAAAAAGCAGAGGCTATAAAAAACAAAAGTGCAAGATTTGCTCCAAAATTAGGAGTTAGAGAAGATCCAGAAACTCCACAGAAATGAGATTAGTAAAAGAGATTATAATACATTGTTCCGCAACTAGAGAAGGACAGCAGATTTCTGTAGATACTATTAGAGACTGGCACTTAGCTAAAGGCTGGAACAATATAGGTTATCATTTTTATATTGATTTAGACGGAACGATAAACAAAGGTCGTGATATTGATAAAATAGGAGCTCATTGCAAAGGTCACAATCGAAACTCAATAGGGATTTGCTATTGCGGTGGCGTTGAGGCTGATGGAAAGACACCTAAAGATACAAGAACACAAGAACAGAAAGATAGTCTCTTACATGTGCTTAAAACACTTAAGGCAATGTACCCAGGGGCAGTTATTTATTCACACAACGAGTTTGCTAACAAAGCATGCCCGTCATTTGATGCAACAGAGGAGTATGAAAATATCTGAAAACACAGAATTTAAAATTGATATAAAAACAGTAATAGGTATAATTATGTTAACAACTACTTTAGTTGGTATGTATTATACATTACAAGATGATATTGATTTAGCGAAAAGAATGCCACCTACAGAGGTTAAGAGATTAGAATATGATTTAAAAGAACAATGGAATCATGCTAATATAGAAGATCTAAAAGAAAGAGTTGATATGATGGAGCAGATGAATGATATATTATCTGAAGAAATTAAAGTGCTTTCTACACTTGTAAAAGATGGCACAAAGACTGATGGAAAACTAGATGAATTAGCTAAACAAGTTTTAGCATTGAAATCAAAAAAACGTAGATAATGGCTGAAGAATTTAAACCCCATATGATGTATAAAGACTGTAAAGAAGTAATGGCTAAAACCATGAAAAAACATTTGTCTTTAAAAAAAAATGGTTATGACCATAAAAAATCTAAAAACTGTAAAAAATAATGGCAACTAAAAGAGGTAAATCAAAAAAGAAAAATCCATGTTGGAAAGGTTACACAGCAATGGGTAGTGATGGCCAAATAGTCATGAAGAAAAAAGGTGAAAAAATGGTTCCTGCTTGTAGACCTATTAAAGGTAAAAAAGATGGAGCTTCAATGAAAGATAAGGACAATGGTTACACTTATATAATTAGTGAATCTCCAAAAGCAGAAAAACAAAGGCTTAAAGAAGAAAGAAAAAAAAGAGTACGTGTAACTAAAGACAAGTTTACAGACACAAGTTCTGATGCATATTTTCAAGATTATAAACGTAAAAAAAAAGACGTTAAAACAAAGAGAGCTGATAGAATGGTTAAGCGTGGGTGGGAAAAAGCAAGAGAATTATGAACGACGCTGGATACGAAAAATCAAATCGTAAAATGCGTTCTGAGTATAAATCAGAAACAGGCAAAACACTAGGTAAAAGATTAACTACTGGTAAAAACAAACGTAGAGTTTCTTTTGCTTGTAGATTTGCTGGTATGAAAGGTCCTATGAAAAAACCAAATGGTAAACCAACTAGAAAAGCTATAGCTTTAAAAAAGTGGGGATTTGATAGCGTAGGCGCAGCTAGAAGTTTTTGTCAATCAAATAAAGAAAAATGAAATCAAGAGGTTTAGGCGATAGCATAGAAAAATTTACAAAGGCAACAGGTATAAAAAGAGTTGCAGATATGATCCCAGGTGGTTGCGGTTGTGACGAACGCAAACAATGGTTTAATAAAAATTTTCCGTATAATATTAATAAATAAAACAAAATGGCTAAAAAAGAATTTCCAGAAATAAAGAAAAAGAACGAAGGTAAATTCACTGCGTGGGTAGAAAAGAATATGGGTGGTATGGACACTTGTAAAGCTGCTAGCAAAGTAATGAGATCTCGTACTAAAAAGTATTCTCCAGCCGTAGTTAAAATGGCTAACTATGCTAATAACTTTGGTTGTAAAACTAAAAAAGAAGATGGTGCTTCAGTTCCGTTAAAAGGTAAACAAAAGAATTTACCAGACGGTTTAAAATCTAAAATACTAGCTTCTGATGGCGCTTCAATGAAGCCAAAGGGTAAAATTAAAAACAAAATTAAAGACAAAGTTGCATCAATAAAAGCTAAAAAAGCTAAAAAAAATGAACCTAAGGTTTTCGGAACTAACATGACTCAATCTGAATACGATGCTAGAAATAAAATGGCGGTTAAAGGTTATAATAATAAAAATAAATAATGAGCAAATTAGGTAATAAAGGTAAATGTGGAAAAGCTTGGAAAGCTTGGGAAGCTGGTTATGCAGAAAAAGAAGGTGGTAAAGAAGAAGCTGCTAGAGAAAGAAGAGAGTTTTACTGTGATAAAGGCACAATAAAAATGCGTCCTTCTACCGATGCTGATGTTCCTTTAACTAATAAACAAATAAAAGCTGAAAAAAAGACTAAAAAATAAATAATGGGTTTTAAACTAAAAGGTGCACCATACGATAAATCTAATATGAACATAGCTGTTTACAAGAAAGATTTAACAGACGGATCTATTGGTAAATCAAACCATACTGGTATAATAGTGCAGAGCGGTATTAGCCCAGAAGAGGAGCAGCATGTTATAGCTCATGAAAAAGTCCACCAAGAGCAACAAGCCAAAGGTGATTTAGATTATGATAAAGAAAATTTCTATTGGAAAGGTAAAACTTACCCTAGAGCAAATTTAAACGAACACAACGAACAATTACCTTGGGAGAAGGAAGCTTACAAGGCTAGTGAAAAATCAAGGAACAAAGAATCAGAAGAAATGGGATCAACAAAATTTAAATTAAACGGTCACAGAGGTAATAATAAACCTTTTAGCCAAATGACAAGCAGAGGCTTAATAGGAGCTTCTATGTACGATGGTGCTTCTGAAAATGAAGACCCAAAAACAACTAAAACTAAAGTAAAAACAAACCGAAAAGGAGAAACTGTAACCAAAAATATAACTAAAAATTCTGAAACAGGTAGAAAAACAAAATCAGTAAATACAAAAGGACCTGTTACAACAACAACAACTCCAGCTCCTCCAGATACTAAAATTGAAATTAATACTCCAGAAACTGTTACACAATTTAAAACAGTACCAATTAAAGAATCAACCCCCGGTAGTTCTACTGAAGGTGATAATAAACCTTTTGTTAAGCCTTTAAAAGTAACTGGATATAAAGAAGCTTACAATAAAACAGACAAGTCCATACCTTATAAAGATTTTGAGACTAAAGCTATAAAATGGAATAAAGAAAATCCAGGTAAAAAATCACCTCCTAAAATAGAGAAATTGCCAATTAGACCGGCTGTACAAATTAATCCAGGTATTAAACGATCAATGGTTTTGAAAGGTGCGCCTACTATAAGTACGTCTACTTACGAAACTAATAAAACTAAAACTAGAGCTAACAATAAAGATAAAAATAAAGTTAATGATCCTAAAGTAACTAAATACAAGGAAGCAAAAGTTTGTACACCTCAAAGCACAGACGTATCATGTTTAGGTGGTGGTAAATCTGGGATATTTGGTTTAAAAACAAAAAAAGGAGGAGTTACTAGTAAGTCAGGTAAAAAATTAGCTAAGTCTGAAAGAAAAGCTAACAAAAAAACATTTGCTCCACTAGCGGCCGCAAAAGAATCTATAGCCCTTGGTTCGGCTGGTAGAAAACAAAAAAGAGGACGAGCTAGCGCAGATAGAAGGGCTAAAATTAAACAATTTTTTGCTTAATGAAAAAATCGTTTAAAGAAACAAAAATAGGTGCTTTTCTTTCAAGCAAAGCTCCTAAGGTATTACAAGCTCTTGGAGATGTACTACCTAATCAAGGAACACTTGGCGTGGTAAAAAATCTTATATCAAGTGATAATAAGATTAAGGCAATAGATAAAGAGCAGGCTATGAAGCTTATAGAACAAGATATAGCTGAAATGAAAGAAGTATCTAGCAGGTGGAGGAGCGATATGAAAAGTGACTCATGGCTTTCAAAAAACACAAGGCCGCTAGCTCTTATATTTTTAACAGCTTCCGCTGTGTTAATGATGTCTGTAGATTCTTTTCATTTACAATTTGATGTTGATGAAGCTTGGATAGAACTTTTAAAAACACTATTAATAACAGTTTACGTAGCCTACTTCGGAAGTCGTGGTGCTGAAAAAATAACAAAAATAAATAAATAATAATGGCAGATATAACTAATATAGATATAGATGGATTATCTGGTAACGAAGCAGCTCAACCTAGAGTTTTTGCTCATTCAGTAAATCCTATAACAGGTTCAAACATTGTAAGGGGAAATGCTGGTGAAGATCCCACAGGACAACAAGTAGTAGAAACCGGAACACCAACAACTGGAGACAGTGTTAGTGTATTAAGCAGGGGAGCTTGTTTGTATGTTGGAGTATCTTGTAATATAACAGTAGTTATGGAAGGACAACCAGCAGACACATCACTTGCTAAATCAGTCACTTTTTATGGTGTAACAGCAGGTTCTTTTTTACCAATTTTAGTAACTAAAGTTTGGGAAGTAACAAGTATAGCGCCCGCTGAAGCATTCACGGCTGCAGAAGTAGATAAAAGAATAATAGCTTTATTTTAAATTGTGAAATTAGGTATCGGCTTCCCAATACCATCTTTATCTAGTTTACCTGGTATTTCTAGACCTGGTGGTGGTGGTGGTCGTGTAATTATACCTACAGATCCATATCCTTATAAATTATCTTGGAATGTTTCTATTGGTGCACCTAAGGAAGCTAGAATTTTTAGACTTTACAAGACAACTGGAGATTTAACTATAGACTGGGGTGATGGTACAGTAGATATTTTATCAGGGACAGGTGGAACAATTCAACCTGTAACACACCAATATGATGGTACTGTTGAGAACCCTGTAATGTCTATAGGTAATAAAAAAAACGATACTGCAAGTTTTGGAGGCATGTGGTCTATTTACAAAGAGCTAGGCGCTGGTAGGCAAGACATAAGAGAAATTATACAATGGGGACAACACTCTTTATATCTTCCGTATTATATGTTTCAGTATTGCGAAGCTATGGATATGACAGCTACAGACACGCCTGATTTTTCTGCAGCTACTAATATGTCACACATGTTTAATGGTTGTTTTAACTTTAAAGGTAATGAGTCAATTAACACTTGGGATGTTTCTAACATTACCACTATGTTTTCCATGTTTAGAGATACTAGAGTCTTTAATCAAGACTTAGACAATTGGGATATTTCCAACGTGAAAAGAATAGATCAATTTATGTATTCTCAAAGTAAAATTAGTGATTTTAATTCAAGTGTAGGTAATTGGGATTTTTCGTCATGTACTACAATGGATTATATGTTTACTAATAATATTGCATTTGAAGGTAAAGGCTTAGAAACGTGGAAATTGGGGGATGAAGAAGGACCATTAAAATCCATACGCTATTGTTTTCAAGGTTGTACGAGTCTTAATAAAGACCTAAATACGTGGGACTTTTCAAAAATATGGGATGCTAATAGTTTGCTTATGAACGCCACATCATTTAATGGTGATATATCTACTTGGGATACTTCTAATGTTACTAATATGTTTAGTATGCTTAGAAGAACAGCTATGAACAATGAAAATCCTGGTATAAATACAAAGCAAGTTACTGTTGATGATAATACCTATTATGCTTGGGACGTTAGTAATGTTACAAATATGCAGTTTATGTTTTATCAAACTTATGATTTTGATAGTGATATTAGCGATTGGGACACTTCCTCACTTGTAAATGCTATAGGAACTTTTGCTTTTAATTATGAATTTAATTCAGATATTAGTTCTTGGGACATGAGTAATGTTACAAGTATGTATCAATTTCTTTACAAGGCAACTAAATTTGATGGTGATTTAAGCTCTTGGAATGTTGATAACTGCGTCAACTTCTATTACTTATTTGCTGAAACTAAAATTGATTTTGATTTAAGTTCTTGGAATGTTAATGGTTTTCTTGATAGATTTCTTTTTGATGTAGATTATAATTATGATTTAGGATCAATGACATTAGGTCCAAATATTAATACAATGCAGTATTTATTCTATAAGAATCAGACATTAAGTGATGTTAATTGGACAAATACTATTGTTGGCTGGGCAAATCAAGTTTACAATAATTCAGCTCCTTATAATGTAAATGCTGCTCAAATAGCAGCTTTAGCAAGTTTACAATTTAATAATTCAGCAAGTGGTGGAGCTAATTTTGGTGATGCTGGTGAGGCAAGAGATTATCTAGCAGGCGCCATAGCTGGTTGGACAATTACAGGTGATACAAGAATAAATTAATTAAAATGAGTGTAAAAAAAGTAGTAGAAAAAGACACGTGGTTTATAGCACATAATCAAGCAAAAGTTTTATTTGTTAGAGTCGGTAAACCTAGTGTTGTTCATTATGGTTTTTGCTTAGCAGGAACAGAACTTGACTCTGGACAACCTATAATTGACTCATATTATAATGAAGAAGATTGGTTATTACAATTAGCCAAATGGGATATAATTCCTGATCCACCAACAGAAGACGAGTTGATATGAAAATAAGATTAGGAATACCAATATCAGCTTTAAAGCCAGGAGGTGGAGGAATACCACCAGAGCCTAGACCAGTAGTAATAAGACCTTTTCTTAGTACTTTAAATGGAGGCGAAGGTTTAGCGGCTTGTGATTTTGAAATAGATACTACATACTATAAAGATAATGGAGATGACCCTCTAGCAGTTGGTGATAAAATATATATAGACCCAGAGGGAACTAAACCACTTATTACTGAATTTTTCTTAGCATATAAAAAAGCTGATAAGTCTTCTGGTTATTATGGGATGACGAAAGGCTCAAACGTAGTAAGTAATATTGGTAATTGTCCAACACCGCTATTACCTTTTAATTCAACAATTAAGCCGGCAGAAAGCCATGAAGAAGCTTGTGAGCAAGCTGAATATGGATTATTATATAAAGAAGGTGAAGGTAATGTAGTAAGAGGTGATACAATTTATAAAAGTGAGGTTAAAGACGGTAGAAATGTAGCTGACCCTGGTTACTATAAAGAAGCATCAAGTGGAAATTCTTTTGAAATTCAAGATTTTGGAAGAGCTGACGATCCAAAAAGTTGTGGTCCAGGATTTATGGCAGGACCTACGCCTGTTGATGATGATTAAGAGTAAATAAAATTTAAAACAAGTAAATATATAATTAACAATCAAATAAAATCAAATAAAATGAATAAAATAAAAGAAGAAGATTTAAAATTAATTAAAGAACAGCAAACTCAACTCGCTGAGATGCTACACAACGTAGGTGTTTTAGAAGCTCAAAAGCATGGGTTATTACATGATATATCTGCTGCTAATAGAGATATAGAAGATTTTAAAGAAATTTTAGAAAAAGAATACGGAAGAGTTAATATAAACTTAGAAAATGGTTCTTACACTGAGATAAAAGAAGATGTCGAAGATAAGGAAAATTAGTATAGGGGCTGATTATAAGAATGAAGCTATGCATTATGCTACTGGACAAGAAGTTTATGGTGGTCATATAATTAGTGATATTATTTTCAAAGACAAAGATCAATCGTATAACATTTTTATAACTAAAAACGATGAGGTTTTACCTTGGAAAAAGTTTAATTCTAATATGGCTGTTTCTGTAGAATACGATCTTAAGTATTAATGAAAAGCTTATATAGCTTTATCGTAAAACCTTTAAATAAAAGATACGATAATGTAAAAAAAATAGGTAGTAAAAAACTTATTATTAATACAGGCATTGAAGATCATCAATTTATTAGTAAAAAAGCAGTTGTAGTTTCTACTCCGGCTGCTCTTAAAACTAAAGTAAATGTAGGAGATGAAATTTATATTCATCATAATATATTTAGAAGATGGTATGATCAAAAAGGAAAAGAAAGAAATAGTTCAACTTATTTTAAAGATGATCTTTATTTTGTTTCACCTGAGCAAATCTATATGTACAACTTAAAGCCACATTTAGATTATTGCTTTATAAAACCAGTTTTAAATACCAGTTTTCTAGAGAATAGAAAAGAACAACCTAACGTTGGTATAGTAAAATATACTAATAAGACCTTAGAAGCGCTAGGAGTAACTCCTGGAACACTTATTACGTTTACCCCAAACTCTGAATTTGAGTTTATTATAGATGGTGAACGACTCTATTGTATGAAATCAAATGATATAGCCTTAACCCATGAATATAAAGGAAACGAAAAAGAAAATAATCCAAGCTGGGCAGAAAGCAGTTGAAGAACTAATTAAAGTAGCAAAAGAAAAGATTGTAGACTCAGACGACGATGTAAGCGCTGACAGATTAAAAAATGCTGCTGCAACAAAAAAATTAGCGATATTTGATGCTTTTGAAATATTAACTAGAATACAAGTAGAAGAAGATATTTTAAACGAAAAACCTAAAGAAGTTAAAGATCAAAAAACTTTTAAAGGTTTTGCTGAAGGGAGAAGCAAGTGAGTTACAAACAAACTCTTTGGAAAGAGGTTAAAGATTTAATTAATCCTAAGATATTAAATAAACAAAATCGTTTAAAAAAATGGGAGTATGGTTATAACTCTGATTATGATTTTATAGTAATAAGTAAAACTGGAAAAATTGGACAAATCATTGAAATACAAAATCTCAGGATTGCTTTACCAGCAGCAAATGAACCGTTTAAACGAAGCGAAGCTAAAAAGGATCAAAGATGGGAAAAACAAGAGTATCCAAAAGAACTAAGTAGAATAAAATCTAGGTTTGACTGGGAAGATTATGACACTGAGTTTAAAGAAGAGTGGTATGATTATATTGATAAAGAATTTACAAGAAGAGATCAAGGCTATTGGTTCTATAATAAAGGTTTACTTACTTATATTACTGGTACTCACTACATGTACTTACAATGGTCAAAGATCGACGTTGGAGCGCCAGATTATAGAGAAGCAAATAGATTATTCTTTATATTTTGGGAAGCATGCAAGGCAGATAACAGATGTTACGGTATGTGCTATCTTAAAAACAGAAGGTCTGGATTTTCATTTATGTCCTCAGCAGAGCTTGTTAATCAAGCGACGATATCCAGTGATGCCAGATTCGGTATATTATCTAAATCTGGAGCAGATGCTAAAAAAATGTTTACAGATAAAGTCGTGCCAATATCCGTTAACTATCCGTTTTTCTTCAAGCCGATCCAAGACGGTATGGATCGTCCTAAGACAGAACTGGCGTATAGGGTTCCGGCTTCAAAACTTACTAGAAGAAAGCTTGAGAGTAATGAGCAATTAAGAGAACTTGACGGACTTGATACAACCATTGACTGGAAAAACACAGGTGATAACTCTTACGATGGTGAAAAGCTAAAGCTATTAGCACACGATGAAAGCGGAAAATGGGAAAGACCTGATAATATATTAAATAACTGGAGAGTCACAAAAACAACACTAAGGCTAGGATCAAGAATCGTAGGTAAGTGTATGATGGGCTCAACTTCAAATGCATTAGATAAAGGTGGAAACAACTTCAAAAAGTTATACTATAATTCAGACGTTACAAAAAGAAATCGTAACGGACAAACTTCTTCTGGACTCTATTCTCTGTTCGTCCCTATGGAGTGGAACTACGAAGGATTCATGGATTCTTACGGATCACCTGTTTTCATTAGAGAAAAAGATACAATCAAAGGAGTTGACGGTTATGACATTACAACAGGCGTTATTGAACACTGGGAAAATGAAGTAGATGGTTTAAAGTCAGATCAGGACAGTTTAAATGAATACTATAGACAATTTCCAAGAACAGAGCAACACGCTTTTAGAGATGAGTCTAAACAAAGTTTGTTTAATTTAACTAAAATATATCAACAAATAGATTATAATGACGAAATTAACAACTTAAGTAGAGTATCTGTAGGTAATTTTCAATGGGTTAATGGAGTTAAAGATACTAAAGTAGTATTTATGCCTAATAGAAACGGTAGGTTTAAAGTATCTTGGGTTCCTAATATTAATCTACAAAATAGAGTTGTAATTAAAAATGGCATAAAATACCCTGGCAATGAACAGATAGGTGCATTTGGTTGTGATAGTTATGATATCTCTGGAACTGTAGATGGAAAAGGATCTAATGGATCATTACATGGTTTAACTAAGTTCTCTATGGAAGATGCACCACCTAACCATTTCTTTTTAGAATATATATCAAGACCTCAAACAGCTGAAATATTCTTTGAAGATGTACTTATGGCTTGTGTATTTTATGGTATGCCAATATTGTGTGAGAACAACAAACCAAGGTTATTATACTATTTTAAACGTAGAGGTTATAGAGGTTTTTCAATGAACAGACCTGATAGAGTATGGAATAAATTATCTATAACAGAAAAAGAAATTGGTGGAATACCTAACTCAAGCGAAGATATAAAACAAGCACATGCAGCAGCTATTGAGTCTTATATAGAAAGTCATATTGGATATTCAAACGAAGAATATGGTGATATGTTTTTTCAAAAAACACTAGAAGACTGGGCTACTTTTGATATAAACAACAGAACAAAACATGATGCTTCTATAAGTTCTGGTTTAGCTATAATGGCTTGCAACAAGAACAGGTATACGCCTGTATCTACTATTATTAAAAAAAGTATTGACTTGGGTATAATGAAATATAATAACGAAGGAAGTTTATCTAAAATAAAAAAATAAATGCAAATAAATACTAACAACGGCAGTTCTTTCCCTGATCAGGTAGTACCTGATGAAGTCAAAGAAAGCTTAGATTACGGCAGACAAGTTGGTAGAGCAATTGAAGGCGATTGGTTTAGCGGTACTAGAACTGGAGTATCTGGTAGGTTTAACACAAATTTTAATAATTTTAGAAATCTAAGATTATATGCAAGAGCAGAGCAATCTGTGCAAAAATACAAAGATGAATTAGCTATAAATGGTGATTTATCTTATCTAAACTTAGATTGGCAGCCAGTACCTATAATACCAAAATTTGTAGATATAGTAGTTAATGGTATGGATGGTAAGCTATATGATATAAAAGCTTACGCGCAAGATCCAGAGTCTATAAAGAAAAGAACTGAGTACGCTGAAAGTATATTAAGAGATATAGAAGCTAAGAAATTAATAGATCAAATAAAACAAGTTACAGGTATGAATATGTATTCTACTTCTAATCCTGAAGATCTACCTCAAAACAAAGAAGAACTAGACGTTCATATGCAGCTTACTTACAAGCAGTCTATAGAAATAGCTGAAGAAGAAGCTATAAATAATACTTTAACTTTTAATAAGTTTGAACTTACTAGAAGAAGAATGGCTGAGGATTTAGTAGTGCTAGGTATAGGAGCTGTTAAAACTTCTTTTAATTTATCAGAAGGAGTTACTGTTAAATATGTTGATCCAGCAGATTTAGTCTATTCATATACAGATGATCCTAATTTTCAAGATATATGGTATGTTGGAGAGGTCAAATATATAAGTTTAAATGAACTTAAAAAAGAATTTCCAGATTTAACAGACGAGGAAATGGAACGTATACAGCAATATCCTGGAAACTCTAGTTATAATTATCAATTTAATGGCAGACAAGATAACAATAGTGTAGCAGTACTTTATTTTGAGTACAAGACTTTCCAAAACCAAGTGTTTAAAATAAAAGAAACAAACACAGGTTTAGAAAAAGTTTTAGAAAAGCCTGATACTTTTAACCCTCCTAAAAATGATAAATTTGATAGAGTATCTAGATCTATTGAAGTACTATATCAAGGAGCAAAGGTTTTAGGGCATGAGATGATGTTAAGCTGGAAATTAGCTAAAAACATGGTTAGACCTGATTCTAATTTAGTAAAGGTTAATATGAATTATAACATATGTGCTCCTAAAATGTATAAAGGCCGTATAGAGTCATTAGTAAGTAGAATGACGGGCTTTGCTGACATGATTCAATTAACTCATCTTAAACTACAACAAGTTTTAGCTAGAACAGTTCCTGATGGTGTTTTTTTAGATGTAGATGGTTTGGCAGAGGTTGACTTAGGAAATGGAACAAACTATAATCCTGCAGAAGCTCTTAATATGTATTTCCAAACTGGTAGTATATTAGGTAGATCCATGACACAAGATGGAGGAGCCAACCCTGGAAAAGTGCCTATACAAGAATTACAATCAGGATCAGGTGGAGCAAAAATACAGTCTCTTATACAAACTTACCAATACTACTTACAGATGATGAGAGATGCAACTGGTCTAAATGAAGCTAGAGATGGCAGTCAGCCAAACAAAGATTCTTTGGTAGGTCTCCAAAAGTTAGCTGCTGCTAATTCAAATACAGCTACTAAGCATATAGTTCAAGCTAGTTTATATTTATCAGCTAGAACCTGTGAGAACATCGCCTTAAGAATATCTGACATGTTAGAGTACCCTTTAACTAAAGAAGCTTTAAAATCAAGTATAAGCTCTTATAATGTAGGAACGCTAGAAGACATGTATAGTTTAAATATGTTCGAGTTTGGTATATATTTAGAGCTAGTTCCAGACGAAGAAGAAAAAGCTCAGTTAGAGCAAAACATACAAATGGCACTGCAGCAGCAATCTATAAACTTAGAAGACGCTATAGAAATAAGAGATATTAAAAACTTAAAATTAGCTAATCAATATATAAAGATTAAGAGGAAACAAAAAGCTGCTGAAGATCAAGCTGCTTCTCAAGCTAACATACAAGCTCAAGCTAAAGCAAATGCTGAATCCAGCGAAAGAGCTGCATTAGCTGAAATGCAAAAGCAACAAGCATTAGCTGAAACAACTTTACAAATTGCTAAAGGTAAATCTGAGTTTGATATTAATAAGATGCAGCAAGACGCAGAGTTAAAGAAACAGATGATGGAAATGCAATTTATGTTTGATAAGCAACTAAAGCAAATGGAACTAGAAAGACTAGGTGCTAAAGAAACCATGATTGAAGATAGAAAAGATACTAGAACTAGAATTGAAGGAACTCAACAGAGTGAAATGATAAACCAAAGAAACTTAAATTTACCACCTATAGATTTTAAACAAGGTGGTGGAATGCAAGACTCTATGCCAGAAGGGATTTTAGAGTAATTATTAATTATTATATTATATTATGTCAGAAGAAATAAAAGAAACAGCCGGAGGTGAGTTAACTCAAGGTGAGTTTAAAGTAAAAAAACAAGTTAAAAAATTAACAAAAAAAGATACTCCAATAAAAATAGAATTTAATAAAACAGAAAAAGCTGAAAAAGCTGAAAAAGAAATTACAAAAGTAAATTTACAAAAAGAAGATAAAACTGAAAAAGTTGAAGATGTCGTTGTAGAAATTACTGAGAATAATGAAGAGACGGAATTAAAAAAAGAAGTCACAAAACCAATTGTAGAACTACCAGAAGGATTAAATAAATTAGTTGAATTTATGAAAGAAACTGGAGGTACAGTAAAAGACTACGTTAGATTAGATACAGATTTTTCTAGCGTTGATGAAAATGTTTTATTAAAAGAATATTACAAAAGCACTAAACCACATTTGAACGAAGAAGAGATTACTTTCATAATGGATGATAATTTTGGAATTGATGAAGATTTGGATGAAGAGCGAGATATAAAAAAGAAAAAACTCGCTTTTAAAGAAGAAATTGCAAATGCCAAAACCTTTTTAGAAGATACTAAGGATAAATATTACCAGGAGATCAAGTTGAAATCCAATGTAACCGAAGATCAACAAAAAGCAATGGACTTTTTCAATAGATACAACAAAGTACAAGAAAAAGCAGTACAACAACAGCAAGAGTTTATTGACGTAAGTACAGACTACTTCTCTGAGAATTTCAAAGGTTTTGAGTTTAACGTAGGGGAAAAAAAGTTTAACTATAATGTCAGCAATGCTCAAAATTTAGCTAAAGATCAGTCTAAAATATCCGACTTCACTAAGATGTTCTTAAATGAAGATGGGTCTGTATCTGATTATAAAGGTTATCACAAAGCTATGTACGCTGCTAGAAATGCCGATACAATCGCTAAGCATTTTTATGAACAAGGTAAATCCGACGGAATTAAAAATATAGTTGATAAATCTAAAAATATAGAAACCGCATCACGACCTAAAAGTAATGGTGAAATCTATATAGGAGGGTTAAAAGTTAAAGCTATTTCTGGCAAAGACAGTACTAAGTTGAAAATACAAACAAACAAAAATAAAAACTAAAAACTAAAAAATGAGTTTTACACAAACTGGTAGTTTTCCAGCGTCAATAATTCCTTCACAAAGGAGAATGGCTCTAGAATCTAACTACCTTAATTTCAATGATGACGTAACAGGTGACGGCACTGGCCTTAACTTTGCGCAACAATATCTACCTGAGCTTTACGAAGCAGAAGTAGAAAGATACGGAAACCGAACTTTATCTGGTTTCTTGAGAATGGTAGGAGCTGAAATGCCTATGACTTCTGATCAAGTAATTTGGTCTGAACAAAATAGATTGCATGTAGCTTATAAAGGCTTAACAGCTGCTGGTATTACTGGTGGTGGTGCTGCTGCTTATAGTTGTTCACCTGATTTAACTGGACAAACTCCTGCTGCTACAACTTCAGCAATTAGAGTTGGTCAAACAGTTTTATTCTCTGATGAGGCTACAGGTTTAATAGTTCAAAAAGGTTTAGTTATTGATACAATACCTGCATCGCCAGCTGCAACTGCAGTGACTGGTTTTACATTTGAGCTGTACGGAACAGATACTTTAAACCCCGCTTTAGCTGGAACACCAAATGTAAACATATTTGTTTATGGTGCTGAATTTAGAAAAGGAACACCTGGTATGGACGGTTCTATTGAGCCATCTTTCACTCAGTTTTCTAACAGACCTGTAATTATCAAAGACAAGTACGAGATCAATGGTTCTGATACTGCTCAAATTGGGTGGATTGAAGTTGCTACTGAAGACGGAACATCTGGATACTTATGGTATCTAAAGTCTGAGTCTGAAACTAGATTACGTTTTGAAGATTATCTTGAAATGCAAATGGTTGAAGGTGAAAATGCAAAAGAAGCTGATGGTACAGCTACTAAATTAAGTGCTTTAGGTTTATTAGGTTCTGAAGGTTTATTCGCTGCTATCGAAGCAAGAGGTAATGTATATTCTGGCTTTGCTGGTGCTGCTGCTCCTGGTTCAGGTGCAATGGGTGATTTTGATGAAATTCTTAAGAACTTAGATAAGCAAGGTGCTATTGAAGAAAATATGTTGTTTTTATCAAGATCAACATCTCTTGATTTTGACGATATGATTGCTGCTATGGCAGGTGGAGGTTTTGCTTCTACAGCTTCAGCTTCTTATGGTTTATTTGATAATGAGCAAGAAATGGCATTAAACTTTGGATTTTCAGGATTCAGAAGAGGTTCTTATGACTTCTACAAGACTGATTGGAAATACTTAAATGACGCTTCTACAAGAGGAATGGACAGTGAGATTGATGGTGTTTTAGTTCCTGCTGGAACTTCAACAGTATATGATCAAATGTTAGGTTCTAACATTAGACGTCCTTTCTTACATGTACGTTACAGAGCTTCTGAAACTGAAGATCGAAGATTCAAAAACTGGATTACTGGTTCCGTTGGTGGAGCTTACACTTCTTCTTTAGATGCAATGCAAGTTCATTTCTTATCTGAAAGATGTTTAGTTACACAAGCTGCTAATAACTTCGTGTTATTCAAAGGAGCTTAATTATTATATAAATGTGGAGGGTTAACGCTCTCCACTTTATTAACATTTAAAAAATAAGAAAATATGGGATATGTAAAATTATTCAAGGCTGATAGAACTTTTGATCTATTACCTGCGGATGATATAGTAGATGTTACTCAATCCGGTAATACTATTATATTTAGCTACACAACTGGAACTAAATGTACTGTTAATTTTTCAAGTATTGGAAGTAAAGATTCTATTAAGATAGTGAACGCTGTTTTAAAAATTGAAGGAGCTTCAGGAGAAGGTATTGCTCCAGATGAGTTAAGTGCGCCTATAACAAGTATTTCAACAGCAAGAATATAAAAAAAAATAAATTATGGGATATTTAAAATATAAATTTGATTCTAACACGTTGCCGGTAAATTTAATTTCAACCGAAGATGTTGTTTCAGTTAGAGATGATGGCGGTGAAATTGTTATAGAATATGGTAGTGGATACCAGCTCAAGCTTGAAGATGATAACGTCTCTTTAAATCAAGACGATGTTAATGCTATTATTAAGGGTGTAAACATTCTTAATGGATCTTCTGGTTCAACATTAGATATAGAATTTTCACAACTAGTTAGCTCAGCTACTGCTGAAGCAATTTAGTACGTAACTAAAACAAATACAAGGTCCTACTTAGGTAGGATCTTTTTTAATTATTATATTATATTATATTATGAAAACAAAAGAAATAAAAGCTCCTGCTCCCAAGCAAGAGGTTAAAAAAGACACTTGGGAATATAAAGATAGAAATTATTACATAATAAAAGGCCAACCTTTAACTCATACAATACCCAGCAAACATACTAGAAGATTTCCTTTAGTTTGGTTTGATAAAGATAAAGGTTATGAAAGAGAACTAAGATACGCAACAAATCAAAACAGTATATTTGTAGATGAGCAAAATGGTCAAGTTACATTGAAGCATATTGTTTTTGACTCTGGTATTTTATCAGTTAAAAAAGAAAAAAGAAATTTACAAGAATTCTTGGCTAAACACCCTCATAAAGGTATTATATTTGAAGAACATGACAAGGCGGTTCAAGCTATAGATCAAGTTGACAGTTTAGAGACTCAATTATTAGCTATGAATGCTGCTTCTAGTATGGATACTGATTTTGCAGAGGCTATATTAAGAGTAGAACTAGGATCTTCAGTTACTAGTATGAGTTCTAAAGAAATAAAAAGAGATATATTACTATTTGCTAAGCAAAGCCCTGAATTATTTATAGATTTAGCTAATGATGAAAACGTACAATTAAGAAATATTGGAATTGTAGCTGTTGAAGAAAGCATTATAAAACTTAGCGGAGACAATAGATCATTCTCTTGGGCATCTAATGATAGAAAACTAATGACAGTACCTTTTGATGAAAACCCATACTCAGCTTTAGCTGCTTGGTTTAAAACAGATGAAGGTTTAGAAGTTTTTAGATCAATAGAGAAAAAAATGAAATAAACAAGTAATAAATAGAATAAACAAGTAATATTATAATTAAGCATGGTAATAATATAATTTTTCATTCTTTAGTATGTTTTATTAAGGATCAACTGCGATATACCCACACGATGGGTATGTTGTGATTTGGAAATAGAACTTACGCATTGAATGATATTAGAAGCAATATGATAAATTTATGCATAAATTCCATATGTTGTAATCGAAACAGATAGAGTGACGGTTGTAATTTATCCTGGAGTTATTGCGGATAGGTTATATTACTATGTGGAAAAGGGTACTAACTTCTAGTGGTACCGTGTAGTTGATTATTTATAATTGACAAATAAAGGGACAGAACAAAGGATTTGAAAAGGATTTGAAAAGGATTTGAAATGAAGAACACTGATGAAAGGCTATTAAAATATAAAATGAATTGAATTTTTGGGACACTGAGTAGGAAAATGGGAAAAGAATGAGTAAAAGAATGAGGGATTTACCGGCGTTAAGCACGGGCTGCTAGAAGGGACGTATCTTTTTTTTAAATAAAGAATTAAAATGGCAATAAATGTAAATACGGTATACACAACAGTATTAAGTATTCTTAATAAAGAGCAAAGAGGATATTTAACTCCATATGAGTTTAATCAATTAGCAACTCAAGTTCAATTAGAGATATTTGAAAAGTTTTTTGAAGACTATAATCAGTATACACGTATGCCGAAAACAAATGTAGAGTTTGCTTCCAGAATGGATCATACAATGGAAGAGTTTCAAGTTTTTATAAAAAACAGCGATGCATCTTCTCACTCAGCCAATGTTTACACACAACCAATAGACTTACATAGATTTGGTTCAGTAAATTACAATAAAGGTTTTAATTCTCCAGAAATAGAAATAGTAAGCGCTAGAGAATATACTGAACAGATATTATCACCATTAACAGCTCCTACGTCAAATTTTCCTATAGCTAAATACAAGCAAGATAAATTAACTGTATTTCCAACAGTTACAAATACATATACAAATAACGATGTAACATTTAATTACATTAGAAAACCTAACGACGTTGTTTGGGGATATGGGGTTAACACTACTCTTGGAAATTATGTTTGGGATGGAACACCTGGTTTTTCATTAACACCTGTTATACCAAGTACTGGTTCTGTTAATTTTGAAATAAGTGATAGTCAACAAACAGATGTTATAATAGAAATACTAAAATATGCTGGAGTCATAATAAGAGATCCACAAATAGTTCAATCAGCTACACAGCTTTCAGCCGCTAATGAAGCAAATACTAAAAGATAATAAAACATGGGACTAATAAACGAAACTAATGCTCAATACTATGCTGGTCAACAAGCTTTTCCAGACCTTAATTCAACAGTAGATCCTACGTTCGTATGTACATTTGATACTCCAATAGTTAGCGCTTTTGACAGCTTAGGCAATCAAATACTTCCAGGATCTAATTATAACATATACGTAGATGGAAATATTCAAAATCAAGATCTTTCTTATGTATCTAATGCTTTAACAAACACATTAACTCTAAGAGGCACTTACACAGGTAACGTATATGTAGAATTAACTACACCTGCTATTGAAAATAACTATGGTAGTTATGAATATATAAGCTTAAAAGATGTAGTAAATAACTTTATGGTTGCTTATGTTGGTATGGATAAATTAATACCTAGAATAAAAAGATCTGATGTTATATTCCATGCTAAAAGAGGTTTACAAGAATTTAGTTATGACACTTTAAAAAGTATTAAATCACAAGAATTAACAGTGCCAGCAGGACTAGGAGTGCCAATTCCACAAGACTATGTTAATTACGTTAGGTGTTCATGGGTAGATAACTCAGGCATCCAACATATAATTTATCCTGTAAACAATTTAACTTCATCACCTTACGAATTACCTATTCAAGATACGACAGGTATACCTACTCAAAACTCTTTTGGAGGTAATAACTTAGCTTCTCAATCGATAACAGAAGAAAGATGGGCTTCTGCAGATGATAATAATATAACTGGTGAAATAGATGACAATAACCCTAATACTTTTAGAGGTGACTGGTGGAAACTAACATATGGTCAAAGGTATGGACTTGAGCCTCAAACTTCTCAATTCAACGGTTGGTTTCAAATAAATGAAAGAGAAGGAAAATTTACTTTCTCTAGTGATATTGCTGGTAAAATAATAGTTTTAGAATATATATCAGATGGTTTAGCTTACGATATGGATTCTAAGGTGCCTAAGATGGCCGAGGATGCATTATATGCTCACATTAACCATTCTATACTATCTACTAAAGCAAACACCCAGGAATACATTGTTCAAAGATATCAAAGAGAAAGATCAGCTAAATTAAGAAATGCTAAAATAAGACTTTCAAATATAAAACTAGGTGAAATAGTTCAAGTTATGAGAGGTAAATCTAAATGGATTAAACATTAAATAAATGGCTAACGCAAGGAATACTTTTATAAAATCCAAGATGAATAAAGATCTTGATGACAGACTGCTTTCTAAAGGTGAGTATAGAGACGCGGAAAATGTTCAGGTAAGTAGGTCAGAGGGAGAAGACGTTGGCGCTTTAGAAAATATATTAGGAAATACATTTTTAGGTGATTGGGGCTTAGGATCTATTCCAAATTTAGAAATAATTGGCCATACAATAGATGAAAGTTCAGAATCAGCTTATTTTATTGCAACAAACTATGTTGATACGTCTGTAAGCACATTAGATAACGTAGCTCCTTATGGTGCTTCTTGTTATATATTAAAGTTTGATAATAAACAAACAGATCCACTGCTTAGATTTAAAATACTTGTTGAAGGTAGTTTTTTAAATTTCTCTAAAACACACCCTGTAACGGGCATAGATTTATTAGAAAAACTTTTATTCTGGACAGACGATAGGAATCAACCTAGAAAAATAAATGTAAACCAAGATACCCCAACTGTTAACCCTTTCTCTCCTGGATACTATACTACAGAGGATCAAATATCAGTTGCTAAATACTATCCTTATCAAGCTCCAATTTTATGGAATGAAGTATGTATAGATAATATAACTTCTAGTGGTACTGTTTTAACAATTACAACTAATGATAGTACTGAAAACTTAATACCTGGTATGGCAGTTGTCGGTTATCCAGACGTTTATATAAGAACAGTAAGTTATGTATCTCCTTATAGTTTTCGTTTAACAAGTGCAATAAATTTAATTGGAAAAACGTCACTTTGTTTTGTAGATACTTCTTCAAAAAATGTAACAGACGAATATCTTGCACCTAGTGTTTTTTCGCGATGTGCTGCATATCCAAATCCAGCAACTGCAAATGAAATTTCAATAATTGCCGGTGATGCCTTTCCAAATGGTTCGGGGCTATCAAATCCTGATGGAGTTTTCACAAAGATGAAAATAACAGATACATTTAATGGTTTTGAAACAATAATAACTAGTGTAACAGACGTTCCAGCAGTCCCTGGTGTAAATCCAAACTATAAATTATTAGGCATTTCTCCTCCAAGAGCTATATCTGGCCCCGATTTCGCATTTGATGAGGGCACTAAAGTTACATTAGCATGGCCTAATCCTAATTACATAAGTAGTTGGCCTGGTGATGATGAGTTTTTAACTGATAAATTTGTTAGATTTGCTTATAGATTTAAATTTGATGACGGGGAGTTCTCTTTAATATCTCCATTTACTCAACCAGCTTTTATACCTAGAAATAAAGGTTATATTCCTACAAGATATGATTTAGGAACTGATATTAGGGCTGACCCTAGCAAAGGTGTAATAGATGCAATTTCTAATAGCACAATATTAGATTTTTTTGAGAACGAAGTAGATCAAGTAAGAATAACAATTCCATTACCGTATACACAAGCTCAATTAGAAACCGCATTAAAAGTAACTGAAGTACAATTAATATATAGAGAATCTAATGCTCTTTCAATTCAAGTTTTAGAAGAATTTAAAGTTTCTGATTTTGACCCTACACAAGGTGCATCTAGAAATCTTATATATGATTATCAATCAAAAAACCCTTTTAGAACACTGCCTTCAAGAGAAGTAGAAAGAGTTTTTGATAAAGTGCCTATTAGAGCAAAGTCTCAATCTATTTCAGGCAATAGAGTAATATATGGCAATTTTATAGATAAACATTCTCCACCTACTGGCTTAGATTACTCAATATCTGTTAGTGAAAAATACGAAGCTAGAAGTTCATCTAATTTTAACATTATAGGCACTAGTAATTACAGCTCTAATTGTTCAATGGCATATCCTATCCATACAGTAAAACAAAACAGAACATATCAAGTAGGTATAGTTTTAGCTGATAGATACGGAAGACAGTCTGATGTTATATTATCAAATGAAATACAATTCCAACAGTCCCAAGATGGTGGAAATACTACTTTTGATGGTTCTACTTTTTATAGTCCATATTCTACAGGTAGGTCTGGAACTGATTCAATAAGACCAGAATTATGGAAAGGTAATTCTATAAAAGTGCTTTTTTCTGGTTTAGGTATACCGTCTTTAAAGGATAATCCTCAAGGATATCCAGGTATATACAAAGCTGTTAGTTATAAATTTAAGACAAATGCTGAGGTTATTAGTAGTAATGTGATATCTATTAGTGACGGATCCTTACCGTCTTTAAAAGGGTTTCCAGACACTGTTTATTGGGTTAACACTGGAGAACCTGGGCCTTATAATACTTTAGAAGAGGGTACTGGATTTACTCTTGTTAATGGTGGTGGAACAGCTCCTTTAGATTTAGTTTATCAAACAGGATATTCTGGCAACGGATCAGGTGCTAAACTTCAAATAACGGTACTAAATTCTGGAGCTTTCAGTGCTCCACTACTGGTTGCGCAAGGTGTAGTTACTGATGGTGGAAGTGGTTATGAAATTGGAGATAAGCTATGTGTTGTTGGTAACGGCTCTTCTTTTAGTGGAAAAATAAATTCTACAGTTAACGCTACTCAACTAAATGTACAACCTGTTAATAATGATTTTGATCAAATATCTGTAGGAGATATAGTTACTGGACCTCAATCTAGCACAGCAAACTTATTTACTGCTGCTGTAAATTCTATTGACTCTACAAACAAGACTATAACAGTAAACAAAACCTTAAGTATACCCAACTCATCTGACTTAACTGTTTACACTCAAGAAAACAAATTAGGTTGGTATAGTTATAAAATAGTAGTAAAGCAATTAGCAGAAGAATATTACAACGCTTATTTAGGAGGTTTTCAAACTATTGCTAGTGGCGCTAGAATAAACGCAGGTGGTATAAATAACTATCTTACTACGTATATAACTTCTTTATTAGCTGACAACGTAAATAAGATACCTGCTGATTTAGGAGCGGTAGCACCTGAGCAAAACCAATTTGGCACTAGTGATACTAGGCTAAATATTAGAGTTGGTTCAGATTTTCAATACCTAACTGGAACTCCAACTTTCTTTAGTAGAGGTAGTGTTTATCCTGGTAATTTTTATTTTGGAGCTTCTACAGCTAGTATTCAAGGCTATGGAAAAGTTTTAGACTTAGGACTTAGTGATGATTCTATTGATTCAGAAGTTGTAGGTTTACAGCAAAGTGGAAACAATCCACCTGCTATAATAGTATCTGGTGCTAATCAAGAGGTATTTGGCTTGCCTGGTAGTCTTAATGAAGATTATGGGTTTTCTATAGCAGAAATTGTTCCAAGAGTTTCTAAACTTGAAATATATTGGGAAACATCAACTTCTGGGTTAGTAACTGAATTAAATAGTAGAATAGCCGCTGGAGCAAGCGTATTACCAGTTGCTCCAGACGTTCCATTAGAACCTGTTGAAGAGGGTATTTCTCCAGCTAGCGGTTCAAGTGTGGTTAATAGCCAAATAAGGGGTAATTAATAAAAAACTAAATTAATGATATGTCAACCGGAGCAGTAATAGAAGTAGATTTTTTCAACACTTACATAGTGAGAAGAACATTAGCAGTTCGATGGGAACAGCAAGCTGGCGATGTTCAAAACAATTCTTACCCAGTTTTTTCTTGGCCGGCAATAGCGCCACTTACAGACATTGCAATTAACACAGCACTCCTTAATGGGCTATTATTTGTTCCTCTGAACCCAACCTCCGCTACCACACCAGTAGCTGGAAACAGTAATTGGTATATTGAAGAGTCTAGAATTAGAGGTGGTTATAATGATACTTTTACTGACCAAGGTGTTAGAGCTTATTTAGACGAAGAATATCCACAGCAACAAAGAAGAATAAGTACTTTGATTTACTCAGGTATTTATAATTCTAGAACCGGTATAAATCAAACTAATGTATTTTCTGTTGGAGATGCTATAACTAGATCTTTAGATCCTGTTCACGGATCAATACAACTTACACATGCTGAAGAAACTAACTTAATAGTATTTCAAGAGAATAGAATACATAGAGCATTAATAGATAAAGATACTATATATACAACCGAAAGTGGTACACAAACACAAGCAGGTCAAAAGGTGATAGGTCAGTTTGTTCCTTATAAAGGAGAGTACGGAATAAGTAAAAATCCAGAATCATTTGCAATATATAACTATAGGAAGTATTTTTCTGATAAAAGCCGTAATGCTATAATGAGATTATCTAATGATGGTTTAACTGAAATAAGTATGTATGGTATGCGTGATTATTTTAGAGATGAGTTAGCTGAAATATCAAATGAACAAACTTTAAATACTTTTACTGCAACTTGGGTTTCAGAAGGAACAACTGGTGATACGTTGGTAACTGTAAACAATATAGAAAGTGGTTACAATATAACAACTGGCATGTATATACAAGGAGCTAATAATATACAGACTCAAGGGTATATAACTAATATTGAAATTAGTGGCGGTAATACAATTATATATTATTCTACTGTTTTTGAAAATGATTTAAGTGGTACTTTAACATTTGTTTTTCCAACAAAAGGCCAGATAAAAGGAGGTTTTGATATACATGCTAAAAACTATGTCTTATCACTTCAGAAAAACTCTAGCCAAGCTTCTACAGCAAGAGAATCATATAAGACATTAGCTTTTGATGAGGAAATAAACGGTTGGGTTAGCTTTTTTACTTATAAACCCGTAGCATTATTTAGTATATTAAATAAATTCTATACTATAGGTAAAGGGAACACATCAATTAATAGTTCTCAAGTTTATCAACAATATTTTGACACGCCAGGACTAAATGAAAGAGGAGTTTTTTATAACTCAAGAAGTCCATCTAATGTGACTTTTGTTTTTAACCCGCAGCCAGATGTAATGAAAAACTTTAATACTATATCTTACGAAGGTAGCAATGGATGGGAAGTAGTTTCTTATATATCTGGTTTTACTGGACAAGACGTTAATCCAGACGGCACATCTTCCTATGTACAGAATAATGATAAAATATTATCAATAAAAAGTTACAATGAAGGTTTATACACAGATATAAATACAGGCCAACCATTTAGAGCCGGGTTTGATAGGAAAGAAAATAGATACGTTGCTAATCTAGTAAATAATTCAACGCCTACAGCTGATGAAATTATATTTGGCAATAAGATGAGCGGAATTAAAGGATATTTTGCTACAGTAAAAATTGAAACAGACGAAACTACTCAACTAGGTGGTCCAAAAGAACTATGGTCTTCAGCTACTAATTTTGTAACGTCATCATATTAAATTAAATTAAATGGAATTAAACGTAAGAAATCTTACAGAAAAAGATTATAGTACACTAGTAAAATGGTGGAAAGACTGGGGATGGGATCCGATACCTCAAGATATGTTACCGGAAAATGGCAAAGGTGGGGTTATGATTGAAAAAAACAATAAGCCTATAATAGCAGGTTTCTTGTTTTGGAGTAACTCAAACATAGTGTGGTTTGACTGGATAATATCTGACAAAAAAGCTAATAGAATAACTAGAGCCAAAGCTTTAATAAGCTTGTTAAATATAGTTGAAGATATGGTTGAAGCAGCTGGTAAGAAATATATAATAACAGTTAGTGACAACAAAAGTTTAATATCAACTTTTAAAAAGAAAAACTGGAATGTAAGTGATCCTTTGCATAAAATAATTAAAGTAATATAGTAAATAAAAAGATATGGGTAGATGTAAAGACAATAACAGTGCTCTAGAAAGGGCAGAACAATTAAGACGAGATAAAATACAAGCGCAAAGAGACAAAGGTGTAAAACTAATAAAAGCTAAGCAAAAAGCTTTAGATAATTTAGTAAAGAATAGGCAACCAGCTATAAATCCATATGCTGGCATGACTAATCAAATGGCTAATTTAGGTGTTGCTACTCAAGCCGCTGAGTTTCAAGCTGAACAAACTGATATAGCTTTAGCAAATACATTAGATACTATGGCAGCTTCTGGGGCTGGAGCTGGTGGTGCTACTGCATTGGCTCAAGCTGCATTGCAAAGTAAAAGAGGTATTTCTGCTTCACTAGAACAACAAGAAAAAGCTAATCAAGATAAAGCAGCAGCTGGAGCACAGGCACTGCAGAGCAAAATGGCTGAAGGTGAGAAATTCAAATTCAATACTACTGAAACTAGACAAAATGCAGATATAGATAGAGCTGCTACTAAACTAGATAACACAGAGCAAAGTGTTATGGAGAATTTAAATGCGTTCAATACATCTTATGTAAACGAAGCACAAGCTTAATATAAAAAAAATGAGTTATAGTAAACCTAAACAAATAAGTACCGGAGCATTAGAGTTAAACAACACTCTACTTAAAGAGACTTTAAAAGATAGTGATCAACAAGAGGCTAATAGACAGGCTAGAAATACACAGAACATTAGTGCGCTAGTAAATACAGGTTTATCTTTAGTTACAGAATCTATAGCTCCTAAAGCAGATGCTTTAAGTGAATTAAATAAAGATTACCAAAAGCAAACTCAAAAACTATATAACAAAGTTGGTAGTGCTGCTTATGATACTGGATTTGAAGGAACTGATAAAAAGGCCGATGTGTTTATGAATGGTTTAATAGATGATTATTACAGGATAAAGAATAGTATTAAAGATATGAAAGATCCTAGCTTAGGTCAGCAAGATCTAGCTATGATAGAGAACATGGTTAACCAATATGGCGAGGGTGTTACTAACATGGTTGCTTTTAATTCGGAAATAGAAAAAGCAACTAAAGCCGATTTAAATAGTGGAGGAAAATTAAGCAATACAGGTGCTCCAGCAGCTCAACTACAGATAATAAGAAAAATATCTGGTGGTGGTGCAGAAGCTGAAGACATTGAATTTAGAAGAGAAGGTGGTAATATAATGCTATATGATAGAACTACTAAACAAACTTTAAATATAACTGAATTTAACAAAGCTCAACAAGCAGGAGAACAATATTTAAAATTTGCAATACCAACTGAGGAAACTACAAGTGGGTTTTTTAAAACAATAATTGAAGACAAAAGTGAAGGTGGAACTTTTTTAGAAAAATATACTACCAAAAACGATAAAGGTGGTTTTTCAATGACTACTCAACAACAGGCAGATTATAAAAACGATATAATAGGTAAAGAACCTGGTTCTGATTATGCAACTGGAGGAATGTTTGAAGGTTTACTAGCTGGAGATGGCAATGCTGCTGAGAGTATTTGGGAAGATCAAATGTTTGATGCTGGAATCTCCACTACACAGTGGCCTAATGGAGAAGAAAACGATACTGTTTACTCTGGTAAAACTTCAGATCAAATAATTGAAGCAGCTAAAAGACCTAATGCAACTGAAGAAGAAAAAGAGCTTTACAAGCTTTTTTATAAAGATTTTTATGAACCTGCTTTAGGTTTTTTAGCTGATCAATCTTTACAAGGTGCTAACGAATTACAAATTACACTAGACGAAGAGCAAGAAGAAAATACAGAAGGTCAAAAACAAGAAGAAGAAATAGTTAATAATGAACAAACAGGCGCTGGTGGTGTTGAAGTAAATGATAATAAAACAGGTAATACTGAAGTAGTTAAAGAAGAAGAGGTATTAGTTAAAAACTTTTACGATTCTAATACTGATATAGAAAAACCTGTTTATAAAAATAAAAAAGGTGAGGACGTAGATTTTGAGCAAGATTCAAATACTTTTCTAACAAACATAGAAACTACTTATGGAGGTTATGACGGAGATGAAGGAACTGCAGGTATACCTAGTTACGGAGATGAAGATGACACTAGAGTTGATGATCATTTAAATTCAACAAAAGTTCTTCCTGGTAAATCTGGGGCTTATTTTGATGGAACTGATAAGAAAGGTTTAAAAGCAGACATAGGTGAAGATGTTTACAACGCTTTGTCTGATTCTGAAAAAGCTATATTAAGAATGGAGCATTTAAATGTTGGCTGGAATCCTAAGGTATTGATGTTACAAACAGCTGGTATAATATCTAAAGACGATAGAGGAAAATATCACAAACCTCAAAACCAAAAAGATCCTTCAAAATGGGATGTAAATAAATTATATGAAGAAAATAAAGATGAAATAGCTGCTTTACTTAAGGGTAAAGATAGTGTTATGTTAGAAAATCTTGAAGCTATATATAAAGGTACTGATAATAGTAAAAATGGAAATTCTGAAGAACAAAATAAAAAACGAAATAAAGGTTATCAAACTCAATATACTAGAAGAATAGCAGATATTAAAGATCGTTACAAAATGCCAGATGTAGTTAAAGAAGAAAAAGAATCTAACGAGCAGTTAGCAGAACAATTTGAAGATTAATAAAATATTATTATGACTAAAAAAGAATACGTACAATCTTTAAAAGATAAAGGAGTAAAAAAAGCAGAAGCTTTAGAACTACTTAACCAGTGGGATATTGACAATAAACCTGCAGAGGTGGAAAAGCCAAAAGTCGTTGCGGAGAAAGCTGCACCTGTAGCGGCGGAAAGTCAAGACAGTACGGAATCCAGCTCGGAAGATACTTCTTTGGACTCTCAAAAAAATGAAAATGATCCTGAAAACTTAGGTAAAAAAGATATTAAAGAAGAAAAAAAGTCTAAGGGAAAAATCAAAGTACCAAAAAACTCTGAAAATATACCAGAAGGAAAATACGATGTTATAGAAACTTATGATTTAACTAGTTTAAATGATGAAGAAAAAACTAAAATACAAAACTCATTTAATAGAAAAAACGTAGATTTATCTAACATAGCTGAAGACGCGGATAAATTAAAAAATCAATCTGAGCCTTTAACTAGGCTAGAAGAAGATACAGATAGAAGATCAGGTAACTTAGTTTCATTAAAGAAAATAAACTATAATTATACTGAGCCAGAAACTAAAAAAAGAATAAACAGGCCAGGTGAAGATAAAGAATCTACAGTTGAAACTTCTAAAGGAAATTATTATATAGCTTACTACAAGCAAGATAAAAAAAATGGCTTTTTCAACTTTAATACAGCCAAGGAAATTCAAGGAGATACTCCAATATACCTAACTTTTGAGCAAGAAGAAGAATTGTTTGGTAAAAAAGATGATGTTGTAACTACAGATCAAGTTACTATAAGAGATCCTAAAGATGAAACTTTACCAGAATTAGTTGTTACCGCGGAAAGCTCACTTATACCTGCTAATCCTTCAGAAATTATAAATGAGATAAATGTAATTGATCAAGAATTAAACAACCCTGAGACAACTCCAGAAAGGGTAGAAGAGCTTAAAGAAAACAAAAATAATAAACAATCAAAACTTGTTCAAGCATATCGTAATAACAATATGTTAAGTTCCATAGAAGAAAAACAAGAAAAGCCAAAACCTACGGACTGGACTGGTAAAGGTGGTTATTTTAAAAATACTGATAATGGCTATGAAATTAAAACAGAGAAAAACTATGGCCAGACAGGAATATTTGGTATAAAAAAGAAACTAGGAAAAAATATAAGAGAGTTTGAAAATCTAGAATCTGATGCTGTAAGAGATAATATTAATGAAAAGTATATAAATAATGGTATTGGCGCTATTAGAGATGGTAGTGACGTTTATGTTTATAAAAACCCTGTATTTAAAGATGACGGTAGTGTAGATTATAGAAAAACTTTAGAAGCTAATGGTATATCTGCCGATCAGATGCCAAAAAGAAATTCTTTTGGAGAAGTAATTTATGAAACAGATGACTTTAATAAATTAATGGAAAGAAAAGGTCTTTCTTATAAGGCTGATTTTGGTGCAAGAGGAAACAAAGTAGAAGACATTGAAGGTATTACAAACTTTATAGATAAAAACATAAGTGAATACAAAAAATCAAACAGCACTGCTCCTGGAGCTAAGGCTGATAACAGCAAGGAAATAAAAGAAAAAAAGAAAACAATTAATCTCATAAAAGGAAATATAAACGAACAAAAGTCTAATATCCAACAAAGAACAAAAATAATACTAGATACTTCTAAGATTTCAGAAGATATTACAAAACAAAAAACTTTATTAAGAAAACAGTTTATAAAATCAAATGAAGAAATAAGATTAATAGAAAAAGATAACAAAATTCTTAAAGAAGAAATAGACAATGGTTCTAATGTTCAAAGTAAAAAGGTAGATCAATTAAAGAAAGAGATAGCTAATAACCCAGATTTAGCAAAGCAATTAACTAAAGAGTATGTAAAGTGGGAAAAAGGTTTCATGTCAGATCAAAAAGACTCTATAAAGACTTATAATAAAAACTTAGAAAAAGAAAAAAGTATATCCTCTAAATACAAAGAATTTTATGATGATAAAATACCAAATATAGAATCTTTAACAGAGGAGTACAATGCCGGAATTGGTGGTTTTACTAAGTTAAAAGATGAGTTTGATGGTTTACTTGCTGATAATGATTTTTTAACAGCTTTAGAAGGAGAATATACAGCTTCAAATTTAATGCTTAGTGGTCGCTTAGAAAAAATGTCTGAAAAATATGAAGCACAAGGAAGTTATATAAGAGAGTTATATAATACTGTAGTGGGTCAAGTTGCGGAGACAAGTGTAGGTAGAGTTCAAGCTTTTCAATTATTTGCTAGAGGTATAAACTATCTTGGACATGAGATATATTCAAGTGGATCTCCTGATTTCATTAAAAAAGCTTTTGGTATAAATGATAGACAGTACAAGTCTTACAAACAGAGATTTGCTTTTGAAAATGCAAGTATAGATAGTAATATTAAAGCGATAAAAGATCAACTACAACTAAGTGGTAATGATGAAAAGTTCAGTCAAGAATTTGCTCAAAGCCTTGTTGGTGGAACTATAAATTCTTTTGCTCAAATGTACGGTGCTGTCATAGGTGCTCCATTAACAGGTTTAGCTGGCGGTTATTTCTTTGGAACTCTAGCCGCTGAACAAGCTGATGCTGTTAGAGTAGAAAATGAATTTATAGCTGATCACCCTGAACTAAGCAGGTCAGAAGCTAAGAAAAGATTTGATGAAATATGGTCGCCAGCTTCTAGGCAAGGATATGCTTTAGCAAAAGCAACTGTGCAAGGTGCTTTGTCTTATGTTACTGCAGGTATAATGAAAGGTAATATTAAAATAACTGAAAAAGTAGTAGGTAGAGTAACTAATTCTGTAATGAAGAACTTGACAGGTAATGTTACTGCAAAAGATATTCAAATAGCTGTTAACAAGAAAATAGGAGATTTAAGCGCTAAAGCTTTATCTAAGTTTGGTAAAGTAACTGGATCTGGTATAGATGAACTTTTAGATGAAACTATTCAAACAGGCGCGGATTACTTTATTACTGAGATGTTTAACAAAGGAACAGGAAATCAATTGAGTTTTGAATTACCTGCTTACACTTCAAGTGAGTTTAAAAAAGAAATGAAACATATGGCTGGTGTTTCTTTTTTATCAGGTAATGCAGGTGGTAGTTTTCAAGCTATGATAAATAGTGAACAAATATTAAGCGATTACGAAGCTGAAAATTCTTTTGCTGAAAGAAAGCAGTTTGAAAAAAACATGGAAGAACTTGCTAATACTTTAAGATCTCCAGAAGATCTATCAGTAGCTTTAACACAAATAAAAGAGCAAATAGGACAAGAGGTTAATGGCGAGATATATACTCAAGAGCAGTTTGATGAAGATGCTTTTGAAATGAATAAAGCATTTAGTAGGTTTAATAAAATAGACCCAAACATAAATGGTAAAGCTCAAATGGAAGTTGCTCAATTATTAGAGGCTAATGAAAAGCTAGAAGTAGAAGCAAAAAAATTAGGGCCAAACACTAATGCTAGAATAAAAAATCAAATAGAAGATAATAACAAGCAAATTCAAGAAATAACTACAGATAGTAACAATGAAATATCTAAGGAGTTAACTGAGCAAGAGCAACTAGATTTTACTGACAAGCAACTAAAAATTGTGTCATTACAGAAAATAAAAAACTTAGCTAAAGATCAAGATATATCTAAAGAAGATGCTGATAATTTATTAAACGAATCTAAAGTAGAAGTATTTGATGATGAAAACGTTGATGAAATAGCTAAAAAATATAATTTAAATAAAGAAGATTTATTAGATCCAGAAGGTGTTTATTTAAAAGACAAAGGCATAATACTAATGTCTAAAACGGCAACTAAAGGTGTTTTAGAACATGAATCTTTACATAACTTTTTAGATATAGCTTTAAGCGATCCTAAAAATAAAAATGTAGTATTCGGTATAGCGGAAGCTTTGAAAAAGCAAATGGCTGAGGTAGATCCTGAGACAGCAAGAAAAATAGAAAGACAATTAGACAAGTATAGGTCAGATGAAAACTACACAGATGCTGATGTAGCTGAAGAAATATTAACTTATTATACTCAACTCAAGAAAAGAGGTGAGTTTAAAAAAGGCACAACTGTTGGTGGTGAAATTCAAGCTGGAGTAAGAAGATTATTTCAAGGTTTAGGTATGGAAATAGAAATTAATGAGAACAATGTTATGGAAGTTCTTGATGATTATATTAGAAATACTGGAAGAGGTAAGTTAACTAGATCACAAAGAAAGCTAGCTAAAGGTAAAGTTAAGTTTTCTGATATAATTAAAAAGTCTGGAGACTTAATAGCATCTGAAAACGACACAAAAGTAATACCTATAAATAAGCAATCTGAAACTACTACTGAAGATATAAAATCTAGAGATACTAAAATGGTTGCAGCTAAACCTATAAGCGTTGATACTAAATCCATGTCTAACTCTTTTGATCAGAATATTACTGAAGATCTTAAAACAAACGATGATTTTAAAGAAAGCGAAGCTGCTTTAGATGCTTTTGATGCTATTGAAAATAATTCAAATTTTAATAGTTATATAAATCAATTAATAACTAGAGATGGAAATTTACAAAGTTTAAGTCCAAGTGTTAAGGAAGAAGTTAATAGAAAAATAAAAGAAAACTTACAAATAAGAACATTAAAAAACTTCAAACCAGAACTTGACGGTAATAGACGTAGTTTATTTAGCTTTATCTATGGAAAAGCAAGTGAAAATGGTATGGGTGGTATAGCTCAAAAAGCTTTATTAGATGTTAAGAAAGAATATGCAACAAGACCAGATTCTAATGCTCGTAGTATAGATAAGCCAACTAGTGAAGGCCAAGCTTTTGATATTGAAGATAAAAGTGCAGAACAAGATATTATAAATAGAATAGATGGTGGCGAAGCTTCTGCTGCTCCAAAATCTCAATTTAGAAGAAACTTAATTGTAGGAGATCAAAAAGGTTTAAACAACGAACAAGTCGAAGATTTTAAGAAAGTGTCAGAGAACGTCTCTAACAAGCTTCCTGATGCCAACGCTAAGAACTTTAGAACTAAACTAGATCAATTAGCTGGTACAGAGCTTAAATCTTGGGTTAAAGATAATATATTAAAAGGACAAGACTACAAAACCTTTATAAAAGATAATTATAATAATATTAGAGATTTAGATATTAAATACTTAATAGACTTAGACAAGGGTTTAATGAAACAAGGTAAACCTAGAATGTTTACTAAGCCTAATAGACGTTTAACAAGTCAAGCTGATATAAGAAAGTATAGAGACTCAGGTAGAGCTTATGTTGAAAATGAGTCTCAAGGTGTTATGCTTTATGACATATTAAATCCTGGTGCAGGTGCTACTGTAGATTTCTTTACAAAAGAAAAACCATCTACTGTTAGCAATAGAAAAGGTAAATTAGCAGAGTCTTTAGGTAGACAGATGTTCAAAGATGCTTTACCTGAAATAAGAAATAAAAAAGGTGAAAGTGATCAGACTAAAGCTATGTCTGCTAAGAAAACTCAAAAAGATCCTAGACTATTATTTGCTAAAAAACTAGATGGATTAGATTTAGATAAAAATCAAGAAAAAACATTTGTAAAAAGAGTTGGACAAATAGTAGATAATAACCCTGGGATAACACTTCAAGAGGCTATAAATCTTGAATACAACAAGATAGGTACAAATAAAGGATTTGCTTATGAAAATGTAATTATAGAAAGATTAAAAGCTTTAAAAATAAAAGGTTTTAATGTTTCAGGTCAAGCTGGGGGTAATAAAAAAGGAATATCAGATTTTGCAGCTACAATATTTGACAATGCTCTTAATGTAGAAGTTAAATTAGCAGTTGCTCAATACGGAGATGTTGGTCTAAGATTTAGAAATGGTTTAATAGATTTTAACAACAATGTTAAAAAGAAAAACTATAGTTTTAAAGAAAGAATAAGAAAAGAATTATTTGAAAAAGCTGATAAGGCTTTAAAAGCTTATAGAAAAAGAGCAGGTGAATTAGGTGCTGATTTAAATGTATATGATAAAACAGGTAAACTTCCTGCAGATATATATATACAACTAGGTGAAGGGTTAGATGCTGAAGGCGTTGCTGATTTAAAACCTAAATACTCCGCAATAAAAGAAAAATATCCAGATGGAATAAAAGGAGAAGGACTTCAAAAAGCAATAACTCAAATAGCTGAATTTGATATAACTCCAGTAAGGGAGATTTATGAAAATAAAGTACCTCCAACTAGCTATATACAATTACAAGGTAGTGGATTATTTTTTATGGGTAAAAACCCTTTAGGATTACCTTTACCAGAATTAACAGGTAATGTTGATCTTACTTTAAGAGTAAATAAAGGTAAATCTTCAGTGAATAAAGACGGCGTAATGATGACAACTGTTAATTTAAGAGTATTACCAAGTAAATTAAGAAATATTCCTAAAAGTGACTATACTTTAGACAGTGCATCAAGTGTTTCTTCTTTAATGAAAACAGAGGCTGTTAAAATGTTAGAAGCCAAAGTCCCTGCTAAAGAGTCAAACATAAAAGAATTATCTAACGAAGTTGTTAAGTTTAGTAAAACTGAAACTAATGAAGATATAATTAATTATGCTTCAACTGTCGATGAAGCATTAAAATTAGCTAATTCGCTAGATCAGCCAGTTAAAAAAATTAGGGTATTTGATTTTGACGATACTTTAGCAACTACTAAATCAGATGTTTTATTTACAGCACCTGATGGAACAGAAGGCAAATTAAACGCTGAACAGTTTGCAACACAAGGAGCTCAATTACTAGAACAAGGATATGAATTTGATTTTTCAGAGTTTAATAAAGTAACTAAAGGAAAGCCTGGTCCACTTTTAGATATAGCTAAGAAAATACAAGACGCTAGAGGCACACAAGATGTATTTGTGCTAACAGCTAGAAACCCTGCTGCTCAAGTAGCTATAAAAGAATTTTTAGATAGCCAAGGTTTAGATATACCATTAGAGAATATAACTGGACTAGGTGACTCAACAGGAGCTGCTAAAGCAAAGTGGATGGTTAATAAAGCTGCAGAAGGTTATAACGACTTCTACTTCGCAGATGATGCTTATCAAAATGTTAAAGCTGTTAGAGATGTAATGTCAGTCATAGATGTTAAATCTAAAGTTCAACAAGCTAGAATTAAAGAAAGTAAAAAGCTTAGTGATGAATTTAATGACCTACTAGAGGAAACTACTGGTGTAGACGCATTTAAAGAATACTCTGCGGCTAAAGCTAAAACTATAGGAGCAAGTAAAGGTAATTTTAAATTCTTTATACCTTATTCTGCTGAAGACTTTTTAGGTTTAGTATATCCTACTTTATCAAAAGGTAGCAAGGGAGATGCTCAAATGGCTTGGTATAAAACTAATTTAATAGATAAATATACTAAAGCTCAAGAGAATTTATCTACGTCTAGATTAAATTTAATGAACGATTTTAAGCAATTAAAAAAATCATTAAACATACCTGCAAACCTTAGAAAAAAGAACAGCAGTGGTTTTACTAATGAACAAGCTGTTAGAGTACACTTATTCACAAGTATGGGTTATGAAGTTCCTGGGCTTTCTAAAAGAGATTTAAAACAATTAAATGACACTGTTGAAAATGACGCTACACTAAAAGAATTTTCTGAGCAAATATTACAAATAACTAAGGGTGATGGTTATTCTAAACCAGATGCTAATTGGCTTGTTGGTACTATAACAACTGATTTAATAAATTTAATCAACACAGAGAAAAGATCTAAATATCTAAGCGAATGGCAAGAGTCTATTGACACTATATACTCTAAAGAGAATTTAAATAAGCTAGAAGCTATATATGGTACTAAATATGTAGACGCGTTGACAAACATGTTAACTAGAATGAAGACTGGTAAGAACAGGTTAACTAGCGGTAGTAAAATAGAAAACCAAATATTAGACTATGTTAATGGTTCGATAGGTACTATAATGTTTTTTAACACTAGATCAGCAGTGTTACAAACAATATCTTCTATAAACTTTGTTAACTGGAGTTTTAATAACCCTTATCAAGCTGGTAAAGCTTTTGCTAATCAAAAACAATACTGGTCTGATTTTAAAGAGCTAATGAACTCTGACTACTTACTAGATAGACGTAATGGTTTAAAACTTAATATATCAGAGTCTGAAATAGCTGATGCTGCTGCAACAAGTAAGAACAAGGCTAAAGCTGCTATTAATTATTTATTACAAAAAGGTTTCTTACCTACACAATACGCTGATAGCTTTGCTATAGCTTCTGGTGGTGCTACTTTTTATAGAAATAGAATAAAAGATTTAGTACGTCAAGGCAAGACAGAAACTGAAGCTAAGGAACAAGCTCTTATAGAATTTAGACAAGTAGCTGAAGAGTCTCAACAGTCTTCTGATCCTAGTAGAATATCTCAACAACAATCTAGTAATGTTGGTAGGTTAATATTAGCTTTTGCTAATACACCTATGCAGTATGCTAGGATACAAAAAAGAGCTATACAAGATTTAGTTAACGGTAGAGGAGATGCTAAGTCTCATGTTAGTAGAATAGTTTATTATGGATTTGTTCAAAATGTAATATTCAACGCTTTACAACAAGCTGTATTTGCTTTAGGTTTTGGAGATGATGATGATGAAAAAGAAGAAGCTAAAAATAAGAAGTATTTAAATGTAGCTAACGGTATGCTAGACTCTCTACTAAGAGGTTTAGGTATTGGAGGAGCAGCTGTTTCTGTAGCTAAAAACTTTTTAATGGATATTTACGAAAGATCAGGAAGAGATCGACCGGAGTATGTAGATTCTGTATGGGAAGTGACTAGGTTCTCACCACCTATATACTCTAAGTTATCTAAACTGAAGCAAGCTGGTTGGCAGTTTGATTCTAAAAAACGTAGAGAATTAATATTTGAGAAAGGATTTTCTTTAGATAACCCAGCTTATGAAGCTGCTGCTAAAGTAGTTTCTGCTACAACTAATGTTCCTCTTGATAGAGTTATGTATAAGATAAAAAACATTGAAGGAGCTTTAGATGAAGACAATGAAATATGGCAAAGAGTAGCTATGATGGGTGGTTGGCCTAAATGGCAATTAGAAAGTCCTAAAACAGCGGCTGATCTAACGCCTGAACAAAAAGCAGAGGTTAAAGCTAAATCTAAAATAGATAATTACAAAAAAGCTAAAGGATCAAAAGACTATGATACTATTAAGAAATTAACTTCTGATCAGCAAGTTAAAATGTTAAAAAGTCTAGGTTTTGGAGAGTATACTATAAAAAATGCTAAAACAGAGAAAGCTAAAATAGATTTAATAATAGCTAAAAATAGTAAAAAGAAAAATATAGTAGATAAAAAAGCTATTGAAGAATACAAGTATAAGAAACTAAATAAAGCTGAGCAAGTTAGAAAACTAGATAGTTTAGGTTTAAGCAAAGACGAAATAAAGGCTTTAAAATTAGAAGCTGATAGAGTAGAAAAGCTAGTTGAGTTAATGAAGTAGGAACAAAAAGAACTGGGCACCATACCCAAAGTTCCTGTAACCAAAAAAGGGGAGGTCATTACGACTTCCCCTTTTTATATTTTAAACGTTACAGTATTCACAAATACCGCCTAGACACAATCCACACATATTTTATTTTATTTTATTTCACAATTATCACCTGCACAAGCTAATTCTCCTGCAAGGTCTGTTTCATCTTCTGTTTCTACAATTTTACTAAGATCAACATCTTTTAGATGTTTCATAGCCATATCATATTGTACTTTGCTTATGTCTTCAAACGGAGCTTGAGTATAAGTACCGCCATCATAAGGTAATACAGATAAACCATTGTAATGATCTCTATTTTCCCACATCCATTTTCCAGCTTGATCCCACTCTGTTTGCTTTAAACTAACTGTAGCTGAAACGTTGTGAGTGTTAGATCCTTTTCTATGGCCAGGTACAATCCACTCTTGAGCAACTTTCTTTATTCTTTCAAACAAATCAAAAGGAGATTCCATTCTTAATATAGAATTATCAGGAGCTTTTTGTGGTATACTAATCACAGCAGTATCATGAGGTCTAAAAAACTCATCTTCAACTAATTCAGGGTGATGTTTAGATAAATGCTTATACATAGATTCATTTTTACCAACTCTAATTCTACGTGTATAATAATCATTATGCCATGCGTGAATACCAGATGAAGTTCCTAGTGCCAGAGATGTAGTCCCAGCAGGCTTCACAGTTGTACATCTAGCTGCTGGATTAATACCAATAGCTTTAGCTGTCTTTGTATTTTCTCGTTTTACTATATTTGCAGCTTCCTTCATATCCAACTGCAGCACAGCGGCACTCCCTATCCCTGTCATTGATACACCGATAAGGGCGTCCTTCTCTGTCGTATCTTTCCATATGTCTCTTAAATAATGAAAGTCAGTGTAACCGGCTTGTAGTGTTCCTATGAAACTAGCTTGCTTAACTCTATAGTTAAAATCTTCTTGTGATTCAAGATCACTAGCATTAACTTCACATAAGTTACAAAACTGAAAAGGTCTTAATGCTATTTCACAACAAGGGTTTGTACCCCAGTCTTTATCGTTATTAAGGTATATGCCAGGTTCACCTGATCCCGATAGCTCAACACGTTTCCACAGATCCATAAAAAACTCTTGAGTTACTTTATGTCTCATAAGTACAGCTGAGTTATTAGCTCTACCTCTTTGTGGATTTGTTTCCCACCAAGTTCCTGACTTACAACTAATCATTTCATTGTCTTCAGCAGAAAATAAACTAATTAAAGCAGCTCTACGAATACCACCAGCTAGAACTGAGTCAGCTATGTGACAAACTATATCGTGAGCTTCAACAGTAGTTAATGATGTCCCATCTTCTTTAGCGTCTAATATACCTTTAATTTTTAGTATACACTCTTTTAATGGTTGAGGTCCTGGTGCTTTACCACCTGAAGTAACTAGCTGGGCGCCTTTAGGTCTAATGTCTGAGTAATCAAACTCTACAGTAGAACTTCTTTTCTCACCCATATAAGACTTCATGAGAACTTTAATAGCATCTCCCCAACCTTCAATACTATCACCAATTAAAAACCTTCTAGTTCTTTTAGCATAAGGTTGATTAACTGGAGGCATTTGTTTTACGTGGTGATTTTGTACAGAGTATCCAACACCTGTTCCTCCAAGAAGCAAGAACATAGTTTCGTGGAACGAATCAATGTGATCAATTGGTAAATAAGCACAATTATAGACACGATTAGGGCTAATCTCAATCGGTTTACCTCCGAATTGTAACGAACGCATACTTGGAAGAATTTTTTTATCATATACTAATTTATAGGCTTCATTTATTTTTTCTGATAGCTCTGGATATTTTTTAATATGCATAGCTTTGTTTCTGTCTACTAGCTCTATCCAAGTCTCTCTACGATTCAACTCAGGAACGAACTTAGCGTACTTCATGTACACTGTTATATCACTTAGTATTTTGTTCGATAATTCCATTTTTCCTTTCTTTTTCTATTTCTTCTGCTTGTAATTTTAATTGATCTAAAGACTCTTTATAACCAGGCATTAATTTTACAGTTTCTAAAGTACCCATTGCAGTAGTACTAAGTATATTCATTTCATTTATCATTTGTTGCACAACTCTTGTTAATGCCGCAATTTTATTTTGCATTTCTAATAATGTACTTTCTTTCATCGTCCTTGTCCGTTGTATTTCTTTTTATATAATGGGCTAGATGTAGAGCTAGACGTTTTTGTCTTAGCGTGTATACCTTTTCTTTTAATTTTCACCCTTTCTGTTCTGCTATGTGATTTTTGTTGTGCCATATTGTTCTGAATATTTCATTAAATCTTTATATTTTAAATAGCCTTTAGACTCAACACTCCAGTCTATAAACTTTTGTAATTGACGTTCAGCATATTTTCTTCTAGCTAAGTCTTTCTGCTCGAAAGAATTAAGTTTACGGTCTCTTCGCATTCCTTTTGATTTTGAGGTTTGTATAACGTAATGTTCGGTAAGTTTTCATGTACAAAAGCTTTAAATAACTTCCAACGTATGGGAAAAGATTCATTAGCACGTCCTTTACATTCAATAATAAAATTATCTCCCACAAAATCTGGAGTATACTTAATATTAAGTATTTTCTTATTACCTCTATTGCGGTACTCACCTTTACCATTGCTTTGTCTTTCATAAGCTTCTTGTTCAAAGTTAAAAGAAGGGACAAGCTCGTAAGTTTGTCCCTCGTAATGTGCTTTAATTTTAGCTTTCTTTAAAGCCATATACATATGTTTTTCTAGTCCTGACGCAAACTGTATTCCATCATGCTTAACCTTTTTAGATCTTACCGGACCTTTCTTTTCACTATACCGGCGAACCATATTCTAGTTCTTCACCTGGTAGAGGAGAGTTAACACTTAATATATTTAGATCTTCTTGTTCTGCTAGTTCTTCACGTGCAGCTTGAATATATAGTATAGCATCCATAAGCTCTTCTTGTATATCATTAAGATAACCTGCTAGATCCTTTTGTTTGGTTGTTCTTTCATTGTGCATTGACTGACCATACTTAGCAAAGCCAACATCAGATCTTGATACAAACTTATCCACGACGTTCTCAACGACTGGATCTCTGAATTTAATAGTCTTACTTTTCATCTTTAACAAATGTTCCGTTAACCATTTTACCAGTTCTCTTAGAAATAACATCGTAAGCTTCATCTATACAGTCTTCAATAGTTGTTCCGCCCATATGAGCTAGATTTGTAAGAACTACAACCATATCACCGATAGCATCTCTAAATTCAGGGTTATCATCTTTTAGTATAGCTCTACCTAGTTCGCCAGCTTCTTCCATTAGCTTACAGAACTGAGTTTTAGTATCGCCTTTACTATATAAACCTCTTGCGCCAGCCCAGTCCCTTATTAACTGAAACCTAGCATCTGTATTTAATTTAGCTTTACCATTACTTGGCTTAACTCTTTCAGTTAAAGTATCATGATAAGCTTGATAAGCATCATCACCAAAAGGAAACTCAATTGTTTTAAAATACTTAGCAAAAGACTTATTATATATATAACATCTTTCAGTTGTATACATAGAAGTAGTTGCATTTTTCATTATCCAAGCTATTGTATCCATATTAATCTCAAACTTACCGTGAGACGTTAACCATGTCATACCCATATTATCCATTAATCTACCTTTAAGTTTAGATACTGGACAAGGGAATGTTGAGGTTTGTTCGGTTGCATTTATATTCATATTATTTGATTTTGGTTTTTGGTTTATATATAAGTCTTTGTATTTTTGCCTGTCAACCCTATAGCCGTGAGACAATTGAAGTTCTAACTCGCGGTCAGATATATAATTTATATCTGTACTTTGCTCTAGAACTTCTACTTCGTCTAAGTCGTAACCTTGTTGTTCTACGACTCTGCTTATAAGATCACGTGTAACACCTATTTTTTTACCCGGTATATGGTATAAATAATAATTTATTTTATCCATATTGTTTAGCTCTAGATGTTAGTGTATTTTGTTCTGGTAACTGATCGTCATAGATATGTAGGTTATGTGCAAAATGATAATACACACCAATATTATATCCTGTACGTTCTGAGACCATCTCTTGCAGTTTACTGAATTGATATTGATCATTACAGAAACCGAACCAGAGATCATTAGAACGCATCGTAACACACATATCAAGCTTGTTATCTACAACTGTAAACTGTACAGCGTAAGTACAAGGTGTATCGTGCCTGTATCTGTTCATTTCCTTACCATCATATATAGACACACACGCTTGTCTTGTATCAGGATTTTCTTTTAACATAGCTACAACTTTATCTAGTTGATAACCTCTTTCCCATTGATAACCATAGTTAGAATTAACTCTACCATTGCCATCAGCCATGTCTTGCCATATTTTAGGTATCTTACCATATATTTCACCAAGTTTAGCTGTAGATGGATCACCTGATAAATACCATTGCCATTCAGCTTCTGCATATTCAATATTAAAGTTTCTAGCTTCATTAGTTATTATGCGATCAACTGGGTTTAGTATAGTAAAACCCTGGTTAAACATAGCTTTAGTATTACCAAAGTTTTTGCCTTCATATGGTATTGTACCATAATAAAAGTCAAAAGCTTCACTAGCATTTTTAAATTTATTTTCTATCATATTTATATTATCTAAACTTTATCGTATTTAGTTTGTACGTTTGTCATAATAAAACTTATATAACTCAAATATTTTAGGCCATAATTCACTAACACCATAATGCTTAGGCGATAACGTTGTTTTACCATTTACACTTACTTCTATATAACAGTTCTTATTTTTTTCTCCTTTAGCAGTAGCTACAGGGTATATTTTTATTCCGTGTTTTAAACACCAAGAATATATTTTTCTATACTCTTTACTCCACGGTGGTGGTTTCCAATTTACTGTCTTTATCATAAGTTGTTTTATATTTTATATTAAACTTATCTAATATAGCCTCATACATATCAACAGTGTCTTTAGTATATGTTTTATAAATAACGTTATTAGCTTTTATAGAATATACATAATCGTAATCAACCCCTTTAACTAATTCTACTCCCATGGCATAGCTTCATCTAAGTCAGGTACATCATGAGGTACAAAACAACCTGATCTAGGTTCCCAAGTAAAATGAGCTTCAGCTCCGTTTTCACCTAAGTTTTGAAACTTACATTTAAGTACTTTAACTTTAGTTGTTTTAGCGTCATAGTCACGATGAACAAGTAAACCATGATAACTAGCATCGTACCATTCACCACCACCTTTAATGTTATACATAGTTGGTTCTTCAATCTTACCATCTTGTGTCTTATACATTTTAGTAGGATGTGCTACTATAAATACTAGTACATCATATTTCTTAGCAAAGGTTTCAATCTTAGTTAAGTATTCCATTGTGTATCGGTTAACGTCTTCAGTATGTGAATCGACGTCTCTAACCTTATTATATGGATCAATAACTAAACACTTAATACCTTTACGTTTAACTAGCTCAGCGCCTTTACGTAAAACAGATTCAAGAGTATAACGTTCCATATCAATAAAGAAAAAGTTCTTATTAACATGATCAGCTACCTGATTCCATTTGTCTCCTCCAATATCGCCTTTATTAGGCATGTCACCCCAGACTTTACGCATAAGTTTATGTGCATGTAAAAACGTAGGAGCATTTTCAGGAGATGCAAATGCCGTCTTCCACTCATACTCTTTATTATAACCTACAACCATTTGATCTACAAAATCTGACTTACCTGAACTAGGTATACCTGTAACAGTTATAAACTGTTTAGTGTATGTAGAAAAGATATTATCAAAATTAGGTAAACCAATTTGAAAGCCACGTTTAAAACCATTACGAACAAAGTCTGTGACTTCATCTTCAATGTCTTTAAATGTTGTAACGTTTTCTAATGGCACAGGTCTTGCGTCTAAGACTCTAGACTTTAGTTCTAGCGCACTGTATTTCATTAGATATTCATTAGCATCTTTACAGTCGTCAAATGATGCTAGATAACAAACTTCAGCACCAAGACGTCTTACAAGCTCTGACTGTAAGGCTAAACCTGGTGGATCATTATCTACCGCAATGATTATCTTTTCTTTGTCATCAAAGTAATCAATACAATTATCTAAGTAATCTAAGTTATTGCTATTTAATGTAGCACCATTTGGAACTGATATAGCATTCGTAATACCAGCTTCGTGTAATGCTAACACATCCATTTCGCCTTCAACTATAATACATGTATCATGTCCTACAGTGTTATCTATATTGTAAAATACTTTTTCCGCTCCCTTATATAGCTTAAAGTTCTTACGTCCATCTCTATATTTAACATTAGTTAGGTTTCCACCTACATAATAATTAAACTGAATAGTATTCTCAGGTTTGCCTGTTTGTGGCATAAACTCTTTACCTTCACCTACACCAACCTCATCTAAGGTTTGTTTAGATATACCTCTTGTTTTAAACCAATCAACTACTTTTGATTCAACTGGTTTGTGTTTAACTTCAGGTATTACATAGTCACGCTCAGCTTTGCCTTTACGCTTAAATGTATGTAACTGGTAAGACTTATCACAATTATGGCAAGTACCGATACCACGTTCCCAATCATAAGAAGAACACTTGGCTTTCTTATTCTCAGGTTTCCTATCAATAGAACACAGGGGACAAATCCCCTGCGTTTTACCTACGTCTAAGCCGTGCTGATTAAATGATTCAATTAAGAATCCGTTTATTTCTACTTCTTCAACTTGCATTAATTGAATTTAATTAAAATGGTAGATCTGATTCTACTTTTGGCTGTGCTTTAGGCGCTGGAGCTTGCCCACCACCTTCATAAGGTAATTTGTCTGGAAAAACACCGTTTGTCCATACTACCTTACAATTTCCAAGATAGGTCTTAGCTATCTTAGCTTCTCTTTCTTCTTTAGACTGATCGATTATAACAGGGCCTTGATTACCAAACTGATCTGGTTCATCATTTACTGTAATCGTAATAGGTAGGTATTTACCTTTCTTGCCTTCGATTATTTTTGATTTATCAATTGCATTTAAATTGATACTTGCTTTTATTATTCCTGCCATATTATAGGGTTTTATTTATAAAGTAATTATTAGGGTCAAAGTCTTCGTTCTTATAAAACAAATCATATATTTCAGAAGCTTTTTCAGCTTTATCTGCTCCAGTCTTATAAAAATCCTGTGAACAGTCGAATATACCAATTTGACCTGTGTTTTTGTCGATAGCTATAAATAACATATCATAGCCAAATAATTGACTGTATATGTAAGCTTGACTATCGTAGTTGTATTTCTTAGCTGACCAATGAAACTTCTCTAAGTCTGATGTAGTTTTAAGATCAACAACTAGCTTTTCTTTGTGGTTAACAATATCTGCTTTACCTTTCCACATATTACCGTAAACTTCGGTAACGCCTGGAACTTCAAAATCATTACCTTCAGTATGAATAAGATCTCTGCATATTGTATTATTCATCATCTTATCAACTAAAGCTTCTGTCTTATCAACTTCGTGCTGTAATAAACAAACTTCTCCGTTCGTTATTTCTTTGTAAAGTTTTGTATTACGCGACGTAGCTTCAACTATTTTGAAGTTCTTTATTTTTTCAGGCTCTAGTATTGCAGTATGAAAGTAACCACCAATAAGAAAGTGAGGAGCTTGAGCCGATGGTTCTTTAAAACCTAGTGGGTTTGTCATTAACGTTCTTATATCTGAATTAGATATAAACTGTTTGCCAAACGCACCATAGTAATCCTCATCGTTCTTTAGCCTCTCTAGTACTTCTTTTTTGTTTTTCATAATGTAGTTAACTCTTGTTCTACTTCTTTTGTTAATTTATATTTAGCTTTTATTGCTTCAACTTTACCGCCAGACTTTATATATTCTTTAGCTTTTTGTAGTTGTACAGCTGATATAGCTATTTTTGTAGCTTGCTTTTTATCATGACTATTAGTTGCATCTGCATCTTGTGTATCATCTATTAAAAACAAATTACCTAGTGCATATTTCTTACCGTAAGAACTAGCTGCACCGTAACGTTGTGGCATTTGCATACCTTTCTGATCTAAGTCAACACCTACGATAGCTACAGCTTCAGCATGTTTATGAGAGCCTAAGCCTGCGTCGGCTTCGCCATTCATAATTTTAGCTGTTACTTTTAGTACAGCAGGATCAAAAGATATTAATTCTTCAGTGATCGTTACTGCAACGTCTAGCTCCTTTAAAAAGGGTTTTGTAGCTTCTAGGATATCTTCGGCAGACCTGAAATAGTACTTACCGAATGAGTTAAATCTACTCTTCTTCGATTTAAACTTTGTTTGAATTTGGGTTAATTTTTGGTATATTGTCATATAGTTATAATTACATGTTTATATTATAATTTACAGGTAGTCAAGCACTTGCGAGTGATCTACGTTGTCTATTAGTTTTTGTACAGCTTGCTTTTTAAGCTCTGATACTCTTACATATGCAGATACGCCTTTAAGCTCTAATGCTGTTGCTATTTCATTTGCTGACCATTTAGGTCCATCTAAACCATAACTCTTGCTTAGAACTAGCATTTCGTTCCACTCAAGATGTTTACTTAGTAAACTCATGATATAAGAGTTTAATAAAGTTTCATTATAAGGATCTGATTTATCAGGTATTTGATATACCATATCTTCATCGTTAGGGTTGGCATCGATACTTAAAAATATACTATTAAAGAACATAGCTACCATCTTTTTATCTTTTCCTCCATCTTTACGTATTTCGTTAAGTTTATGTTCTGGTATACGCATTGTACCTCTATTGGTATCAACAGCTCTTCTTATACCACCTCTAATTCTTTTTGCTAAAAAAGATTTTAAAGTCATTTCAATATCTTCAGATTGCATTAATCTTAATCTATCTATTTTATCTACAGCTTTACATAACTGAAGACTACCTTCTTGTATTATATCATTAATAGACATAACTCCTGACGCCTCTTGTGATGTAGCAAACTTTCTACCTATATTCTCTACTAAAGGTAAAAACACTATTTTAAGCTCTTCAGGTGTATAATCTATAAATCTTTTGCTAGGTATTGATTTTATTGCTCTTTTTACGTCTTCTTTATATCTAACGTAGTTTTTTACATTATATTTTTTCATTTTCTTTATTTAATAGTTGTTTTTCTAGTTTTAGTTCTTTTCCCATGTGCCTGTATATTGTTCTATTAGTACAATTTAAAGCTTTAGCTAATTTACTGACAGTTATTTTACCTTGCTCGTGTAAATACAGCATAGCTTCATAAATGTCATCTTCTTTAATACCTTTAGCTTGACCTATTATTTTACCTACTATTTGTAATTTTTCAATAGTAGTTAAACCAGATGAGTCTTTAAATACTATCTTACGTAGTCTATTTTTTGGAGGGTTTTCAAGATCTTGTTTATAAACATCTTTAATTATTTTAGTAGTTAATTTAGTTCCTGCACTAAACGTTATAAACCCGTTTTGTTTATAGCATATGTATTCAGCTAGTAAAGTAAATTTATCTTTATTCATATCAGGATTTAAATACCATAAAGTAAGTAAATGCCATTTTAAAGATCTTATAGATGTTATTTTAGCTTTACTATTAAACATAGCATAATACCCATGAGTACCATCTTTATAATACCAACCCCAACTAAAAGAAGTTGTTGGTATATCTGATGAATACCTACGATATATTATTCTATTATCGTTTAAATATTTTAAATTACGGTGTGACATTTGCCCCCTACTCTATACCTTTAATACCATGTGTCACCCTAGCCTCTAGAGTTTCAAATATCATATTTTCAGCTTCTATATATTCTTGAAAAGAATTAAATATTGGTTCTAATTTTTTTGTCATAAGTTTTTTAAATGTGTTCTATATTTTAATAATTGTTTTCTTTTTTCTAAGTTAACTATTCCTGTTGCCATAGCGTCATTGAATATCTCAGTTTGAAGCTGTGCCATGCGATGTTCTACATATCTTCTATGTGATAAACATCTACGTTTTTTTAACATTTCTTTCATCTTTCCCAACTATATTTAGTTTTGTCTCTTATTTTATTTAGCTTATCAATTAGTTTGTAAGCTACGTCTTCGCTGATCTCATCAGCATAAAACATATCATATATTAATCTTCTCATATTTCTTTAAATTTAGTTAATACATTGTCATAGTAACCGTCTAAACAGTTACCACATATATCGCAGAAATCGTAATCTTCTTGTTCCATAATTTTATTACACATCTCGCATGTAGGCTTGCCCCACGATTCTGTAGAGGCAAGACCCGAGTAGTTGCAGTTATTGTTCATTGTATTATCCCTGCTTCTAATAGACGTTTTGCAGTTCTACCAAACGAGCCTTGCAGTTTATACGCAAGACCAGTGTCGTGTAAATGTTGCCAAGCATCTATTATTTGTTCTTCTGATTCAGCTGATATAAAACCTTCTGCCAAACCTGTTGCTTCATAATCACTCATAATTTCTTATTGCTTTGTAATGTGGATGTCTGTAACTACCTGCTTTAGTTCGCTCGAAGTATGTAAATGTAGCATACTGACCTATGTAGTCGTGTATATTTTCTAGCATATTAGCTAAGTCTTTGTAATTGTATCCTTTACCTGGAGGACAACCG